TTGTACAGCTTGAATGAATTTCTCTTTGTGATGTCTTTTACAAGGTACAGTTATTTCAGTGAAGTTTAACTCACTTGTAACTTCGTAGTAGATTTGTGATCCATCTGGAAACACAATATGTGGATTTTCAGTACCATTAGAATTAAACCTATCTATAAGGCTTACTATCTTATAACTATACGATTGGAATTTAAACTTCCTACCATTATGTACAGTTGTTGTAAGATAATAATCATTACGTAAAGCTAATCCTACCTTGGCCCCATATCCATAGGCCCCAAGTTGAGTAGTATTGTTACGCTTTGTAGAAAAGCCAATACTTGTATATCCATATAATCTACTATCACCTAATCCTACACCGTAATCTCTAACTATAAACTTATCACACCAACCCATACCTTTAGGATCACAAACATACTCTAATTCTACAACATTATTTTGTAGATTAAGATGATTTAGATCGTAATAAGTTTGATCAAAATTACTAGATTTATATTTAGGATCATCACGTGTAATGTAATAATCTTCTACTTTAGCTTTACCTGTTAATATATCAACAGCTTGTAGCTTTTCTTTTTGTGAGTCTACGGCATTCGAGCTTAATTCTCGTACGATACTTGCCTCTACGTACTTATATTGGTCTATACTTACAGTGTCTATAATTAAACTATAAGCATTCTCATCTATAACACGTTTAATGCCTTCAGCACCATTTACTTTATTTTTTTCTATGTCTATTAAACTCATAATAATTGTTTAGATTTTAAAAAATTACGACTGTCTATTACAACATGTTGAATGTCTAACGGAAAGTTGAATTCACTTAACCTTACAAACTCTTCATTAGAAGATGTTTTAAGATACTCATTTATTGGACCATGTAACCTTTCTTTACTATAATTACTTAAACTATAGAATCTAGGCTTACCGCTCTTTGTTTGACTGTGTAATATACCAGCAATTAGATAAGTTTTTTTACATACAGCGATCAAATCTCCAGGTTGACATACTTATTCAAAGTAATCTTTAATTTGTATATTATTCATAACTTACCTTCTTTTTTAAGAAATGTTAATGTATTATTGTAAAACATTTTATAAATTGACGAAAGTTTATTTACGTCTAGACGTATTAAATCTGTAGAAAATCTTTTAATATTACTTAAGCTTAAACCTACACTAGTGTAAAAGTTCTGTACAGTCATTCCGCAATTAGTATGCTTCACTACTATAGAAAATTTAAGATCTGTTCCATTAGCATATGCTATAAGATCTCCAGGCATAATAGGTGTACCATACACATCTATTTGACCATTTTTATCCATTGCTCATATTTTTTAAGATAATCACCTGTTAACATAGATTTATCTATTTTAATTAATCTACTAGTACCTACGTTATTAAGTGCGTATTTCCTAGGTATACCATTAGCTCTTACAGATCCAAACTTTAGGTTATACCAACAATTATTACCTATGTATATACCAGGTTCTGCACTATACGCTGAAGATTTGATAAACAAATTTCCTACGTGTATTTCTCTATTAAACATGTCTAGTTTCATAAATATTGTTTTATATATTCATACTCTTTACGTTTTTCTTCATTTAAAGTATCAGGTGATACTATTAATAGTTTATGCAGATGATGAGATAGATAAGTCTTTTTACTAGGTGATTTATTCTGATTAATAGAATACCATCTTAAGTTATAGTTAACCATATTCCTACCTCTTAAACATATAAATACTACTACATCTAAACTATTCCCACATGCTACTACTAAGATATCTCCTTTCTTTATAGCTCTACCTAATGTATCTTCAAAATCTTGATCCATATGTTTTATTTTTGCCAATAATCACCAATTGTTATGTCAGATGTAATAGGTAATACATTACCTACTATAACTTGACCTGCTTGTTGCATTATACCTTGTTGTATTTTAGACCATTCTTCTGCATAATCCGCAGCTACTTCACAATCTACTTGATCATGTACAGTCATAACTATTTTTACTTTATCTTGTAGGTTATGCTGTTTAATATACCTTCGTATATAACACATTGCTAGTTTAGTCATTTGAGCGCCTGTACCTTGAATTACTGTATTCTTAGAAGCTCTTTCTATAGTACCTATAGCTTTTTTATCTCCTTGCGGGTCTTTAAAGAATCTAATCATTCTAAAAGGTTTACAAGTACGTATTTGAAGATCTCTTAATCCTACAGTAGATGCTGTTGTAAGGTATTCATTTATTTTTGGTAAGTTAACAAAGTATTTTTTCATGATAGAATCTGCTTCTTCTACAGATATACTTAAGGTATCTGCTAGTTTGAATTTAGAGCTACCATATAATAAAGAAAAATTAACTGTTTTAGCTACATCTCGGTATGATTTACCACGTAGAAAATCAGGTTTAGATCTTACTTCACTTATGTCAACTCCAAACACCATAGATGCCACTTCTTCATGCAAATCTCTTTTGTTAATGAATGCATCTATCCAAAATGGTTCTTTTGATACAAATGCTGCGATTCTTAATTCCTGCAACTAGTTTTGTTCTAGTTGGACTATACCTTAATCATATAGGTTATTACCTACTTAGACCATCCCCGTCTAGTCTCTGCACCTTACTATTTCTAGTCTTGGCTCAGGATTCTCGATCAAGTTCCCTGAATTTGAGGATGTTGCATCTTTTTAAATTTCTTTAAAAGAGGGCCATATTTCTCTTTCTTACGTTTAAGATATAGAGAAGATCCATTATATAAATGATGGTACAACTTTAGTATAGCATCTTGTGAATAAACACCTATAATATGTAGTGATTTATTAGAGTATACTGTACAATGTATATTATTGTCTTCTAAAAAGTTTACTATTTGTTGTTTGAATATAGTAGAAGCTGTTGCTATTGTAACTTTAACTCTATTGTTAGGCTGTGATCCTACAGAACCATCACCATCAATAACTCCTCTTATAAAGTCAAATGTTATAGGAATTTTCATTTCTAAAATTTTACTTTTCATAGGAACTACTCCGTAACCTGACAAAGTGGTATGTATATCTTTATCCTTAAAGGAGCATCTACACTCATAACAATCAAAAGCTTTACTATACACTTGTTTTACTTTAGAGTTAGTGAATTTTGCAAATTTTTTAACTAGATAAGCATCTTTTTCTTGAAGCTCTAATACAACTCTATTACTAGACTTTGACAAATTACCATCTGCAGCAAGTAACCCTAACCAATATTGTACTGTTTTATCAGTATAATCTTTAAAAGAATTTTCTCTTTGCTTCCAGTAATCATAGGAAGTTCTAAGCGTAATATTATTTCTTAGCAGCACTCTTCTAATAGATGTATTATAAGTTCCTAATTCATTTGCAATATCTACAGTATGTCTACCTTTTAAGTATTCAGCAACAATGTATTCTTCGTTAAATTTCTTTTTCATTTATATAGTATGAGATCTTGTGTACACTCCACAATAATCATACCAATTTATTTAGTCAACCAGAAAAATCGCAAGATACTATCTTATTACCTTCTGCAGGTATAAAACAGTTCCTATAATCATTATTAGCAGGCAAATTTTGCATATTAGGTGCACCTTTAGAGTTTTTATTACCTGAAGATATCCTGCCTGTATTAAGTATCTGCCAAAATTCAGTATGTATTCTACCTGTTACACTATTTATATTATCTAAAAACTTAGTACCATAAGTAGTTGTTAACTTAGTCTGTTTTTTAAAGTCTATAAACTTCTTAACAAGTGGGTAATTATTCTGAAATTTACTTAATATTTTCTCATTAGCTTTATCTACAGGTAATCCTAATTCTTTGAATACTTTAAGTGTTTGTTTAGCACTAGTCCATTTAATATTTACATCTCTTTCTCTTGTATAACCTTCTTCAATACCTTCAAATAGATTACCTTGCACCTTTTTTAGAATAAATTGTTGTAGATTAGGCTCTGATTTAGCTAATGAATCTAGTTCTAATTGATAAGTATTTACATTTATCAATGCTTTTTTAGCTAATTCTTTCCATTTATCTACATTTAAACCAAATCCATTATACTCTATATCACCTAATACTAAACATGTCTCCATTTCTAGTTTAACAAGGTTTAATAGGTCTAATTTAGTCAATTCTTCTAGTTGTTTGTCACGAATTTTATGCAAATATGTGACATCTTTTATACCATAAACTATTTGAGCCTCTGTAAAAGGCTCATTACTCATACCTACAAAGGAAGTCTGTTGTTCCTTACTTAGTTCTACATCACAATACTTCTTTACAAGATGTTTTAGGTTAAGCCTTCTATCTTCTACTCCTGTAGTTAAGATAGCCTCACCTAACAGCGTGTCATAGATGTAATTCAACTCTATACCATGCAGCTTTAAGAATTTATAGTCAAATTTAAGGTTTTGCCCTAATACTATAATACTCTCTAAACGCTCTTTTAAAGGCATTATAGACTGTTGTCTTACATCTATGACAAATGCTACATCTGATAGATTATCGTACAACTGGAGCATTACTATGTGGTTTTTATGGTCAAACAAACCTTGTGTTTCAGTATCTAGAGATACCATACTCAAAGTATGTAACCATTCTAAGCATTCTTCAATTGTAGATTCTGTGTAAAGTGTACTTGTATATAGTTCTTTAGGTCCTATATACTTAATTTCCATCGTCTTCTAATGATTCTTTCATTAATTTATACTTCTCGTAAGCTTTCATTTTAACAAATAGTGCAGCATCAAATAAAGCTTTACGTTCTGTGGAGCTTAATTTCTTCTCTGAACGAGTTTTAAGGTCTTCTATTGGTAATTTAATGTATTCATCGTACTTTGTATCGTAGAAAGTTTGCATCTTTTGTTTGTCTTTACTTGTTAATGTCTTCTTCATATTCTAATTTGTATAAGCTATTACGCGTTTTGAATGTAGTTTCATCTATTATATCTGTTACTGGTGTAGTAAATAAGCCATAAGGGCTTAATTTATCTATGTATAACTTATAAGATTCTCCTACTTTAGGTGGGTTTTTCTCAAATCCATAACGTTCAAAACCTGTTTGTATGTTAGGATGCCCACCTTCAAAATAATCTTCTATTTTGGATATTTTAGCTCTTCTCATAGTGTATTTGTTCTATATGTGTTATAAACTCCGGCGTTAAATGTCCTGACATAGATCTATGGTATTTACCATTATGTAAGAATGCCTCAAATTCTGATCTAATACCTCTAAAATTAGTAGATACTCTGAATTGATTATCTGGATTATATCTATTATACCAAGCTACTACATCTTCATTACCTTTTTCAAATCTATCTTCAAATAAGGGGTTAGTAATTAGCCACTTAAACAGAATAGATCTTTCTTCAGGTGACATCTGATGGTAATGCTCATCTATAGATGCTATCCAAAACATACTTCTTGCGATAGGTCTTGGTGGAATACACGCTTCTAGTAGAAAAGAATACTCATAAAAGTCTATCTTTAGAGTAAAGTGTTTCTTTTTCTTAGAACTGGTCATAGTATGCAGTTAAGATTTTATCGTATAACTCTGATGAAGGATCTATTTCTACATTACCTTCATCATGTGTAATACTCATTACTTCTTGGTCGTACTCATCAGGAAATCCTGGATCTCCATTAGATAGAGTTCTTCTACCTGGTGTACATATCTCTCTGATATGTAGTGTATAAGATTCTTCTCCTAACTCTACATTTTCTTTAATAAATGTTATAATCATAGTTTATATTATTAAGTTATCAATACTAATGTTATGTTCTTCTAGTAATTCAAATACTCTCTTATATACTGCATCCACACCATCATTATACCCTACTCTGTAAGACTCTTGCATTTCATCAAAGTCTACTGAGTCTTCTTTATACAATGAAGTACGGCTATTATTAGCCAGTTCCCACAGCATAAAAGTCATATCTAAAGCTTTCATGCATCTTTGATGCGCCACTTGGTCATCAAAATCATCTAAGTTAAATCTAATTACTGCTTTCATATGATTGTTCTATAAATGCAACTTCTTTAGTCTCCCAATCTCTTACTATAATATCTGCTTTAACTCCTAAAGCTTTTAATACTTCACATAAGATAACTACTGTAGATAGATCACGTGATTTTAACTCTACTCCATTTACAGTAACTATTGTACCATAATCAGAGCAACAACCGTCAGCACATGAACTGAAGTATTCTTCTAATATAATTTCATTTATTTCCATAGTTTTAGTTTAATTGTGTTATTTGCGCCTATTATTTACGATTTGCACCTATTTCTCCTGCTGCAAAAAGGCAGGTACTACAGGTTTGTTTGTTAATATTAAAGTGTCACCTACTTTGTAATCTCTATACTTTGTCATAATTTTGACAAAATTGTTTTTAAGTTCTACTTTATAATAACCGTTGGACCATTCTTCAACTGATTTTACTGTCTCAGTATTAGATATATGCGGATTGTAACATATACACCATAAGAATGTTGCGAATCCTGCACCCATAATAACACCTAATAACCAATTACCAAATGCCTTATTTTCTCGTTCTTTTTTGTCAATCATTTCTTTTGGTTTTTAAGTTTGTCAAAATTGTCAAGCACTGTTTCGTTGTCAATATTGTATTCACCACAATATTCTTTGCATCCTTCAGTTCTTGCTTCATGCATCAACTCCAACACTTCCTCCCTAGTGTAGGTGGGTGGAACTATGAAATTTTGATACGTTTCTTTGGGTTGCCATTGAGTATGTTCAAAATCCATACAACCACAACAAGGATGGCTATTTGCTGGAGTATGCTCAAACTTGCATTCATCACAATTTCTATTCATTTTTTCTCAAATTAAATTAGTCAATACATAATCTATTGCTGATGCTATGGCTTCTTGAGGTGTTTTAAAATGATTAATTTTTGAAACACTCAAAAGTTTGTAATTTTTTATTTTTTCAATATCATAAATAGCAGATTCATATTCATGAAGGATTGCTATTGTTGTTTCAATAAAAATATTGTGATTTACTCTCAACCATTCAACTACAACCCATTGCTCTGGTGCAACACAAACCGCTCCGCAGTCAGGATTAGAGTTTTCCATATATTGATAGTGACTATCCCATAATTCACCTAGGATATTGTAAACCTTTTTTAATCTTACATCAAATCCTTTCTCCTTAAGCAGTTTTGCTTGTTTAAAGTTTACGTATGTTGGGTTAATTTCCATTGTTTACCTCCTTTTCTAATTTAACTTCATCAATCATTTTTTGAACATTCCATAGTTCAATAGGAATGTATTTCCGGACTATGTCAGCTGTCTCTTTTTGGTTCTTAGTTTTTGCATTAGCAGCAGCATAAGCAGTAGCAGCATAAGCACCAGCAGCAGCAGCAGCATAAGCAGCGGCATTAGTAGCAGCATAAGCAGCAGAAAAAGAAGAAGAATAAGAAGCATCTAATTCTGCGCGTGTCGCCCTACCTTCCCCAAATGCTATAGCCGTATCAATAGCCTTTAAGCTTCTTTCATCCTTCATGAGGTGTCTAACCGTGTTGGTACAATGCCCTTTAGCAAGTGTTCTGATTTTTAAATCTTCTTTATTGGTTCTGAAGTGCATCCACAACAACCAGTCACCTCTATGGCAAGTGTTGTAAATCTCTTCCCATGATTTATCACCAGCCCATTCTTTAGCTTCTTGACAAGCGTTTAGTCTAATTAGTAGTTCTTTCATAACTTTTTAGCTTTTTTTATTACTTGTACTTCATAATTATTGCCATCAATCTCAACCGTTTGGGTGGTGCCTACTATGGATGGGTTGCGGTAGTTGCTAATCATATTATTAATGTCGCTAATTACATGATTAAATGGTTTAATACTATAAGTTTCATTATAAATAGCATCCACCAGTTTGTTTAACTTATCGTTTTCTTCTTCAAGTTCTTTGATTTTATTTTTTAACATATATTCTTGTTCTAGATTGATACATGATGTGGTATTGTTGTTTTCTTTTAAAGATTTTATTTCTTCTTCAAGTTCTTTGATTTGTTTTTTCCAATCTTCAATCTCTTCTTTCAATCTCTGATTTTCATCCTTTAATCTTATTTGGTCCACTTGTTGTGGTGTTGGTCTTAGATTAGCATGATATATTATTGGTTCTTCCATAGGTTTATCTTTTTGTTTCAAATGGTTATACACTTCTTCTGGAGTCGCAAGTCTTACACATAGCTCACCAAGAGATACTGTATCATAGTGGGTTTTACATTGAATTATTTGGTTATCACTTGTGTTTATATACCATAATCCCTTATCTGTGTAGTATACTGGAATTTTTTTATTGTATAACTTAGTCCAGAATTTTATTCCTTGACTTGTCTTATTTCAGTCAAAAGAGTTTATTTCATTAATTAGAGCTCCATCCATTATGTTCTCCAATGTAGAGTCTGGATGTTGCTTGATTGCTTCCACTATAGCCATCTGCTGTATTTTTGGGTCTTTAATGTCTTTGATTTTCATAGTTTATAATTTAGTCTAATGGTATACAACAATATGCTCTCAACTCATCAGATGCACCAATTAATTCATATAAATCTCCATTAATAAAGTATATATACAAAAAGGTTGTCTTTCCATCAAGTTTAAAAATAGGCTTTAATTTATTTTCTTCTATTACTTTAATTAATTCTTCTCTAGTTATCATGTGACATCTTTATTTTAATTAAACCTTTATGAATTGCTACTAATATCTCGTTATCATCTGCTGGAAATTCGTGGCATAGTTCTATTATATTAAGTACTGTTGTAGAACTTATGTATTTTTTATGTGCTGCGCTATAAACTAATCCTATAACTAAATCTTTAGTAATAGGTAATGGTGTTATTGGGTTTTCCATAAGATATGTTATTTATTAATATAAAAACCCTAGGGTAACTACTCCCTAGGGCCTAAACTAAACTTCTGTATCTCTACAGTCTACCTATGAAAATAGAGGTAGTTAAGTAGGAGTCGAACCTACATTGTCATGCTTGTATACATACTGTATTACCATTATACGACTAACTACTTTACTTAATTACTTCTTACGTGATGTTTTACCTGTTTTATTTGGTTCTGATTTAGTGTAGTAATCTAACACATCCTCAGGTACACGTGTACCAGTAAAGCCATCTTGGCGTAATACATCCGCAAGCCATTCATAACAATTATCTTTATCTGAATTTTTACCTATGTAAACATTTACTATAGATGAAGGTACTTCAAGATAGTTGATTATCTGACCTTTACGATACTTTGGGGGATTAAGTATAGTCCAATTTAAACGTTCTATTTCTTCTTCTGCAGATGTTAATCTACTATCCATAAGTGTGATTAATTTATTTAATTTTGCCTCATGTGCAAAGCTAGAAAAATCTATATCTTTTAACTTAGCAGATAAAGCATTAACATCATACTTTGTTTCTTTGTGCGCAATAGTTAAAGCGTCTAATTCTTTACTTACAGAAGTAATCTTCCTATGTGAAATAGATAATAAATCATTTACATCTTTAAATAGTTCGTAAGTTTGTGTTCTTAATTTGTTGTTGAACATATTATTTAGTTTTAGTTTGTTTTGTTAATACCCAGTTATCTTCTAATTCACTTTGAAATTTGTGACATATGATAGCTCCTGCTATATCTTTATACAGTAGAGTATAATCCCACTCTATATTATTCATAGTATTTAAGGCTAAACACTTACTTATAATAGAATATACATCACCTTTATACGTAAATGTATCTCCTACTTCAAATTTAGGCTTTTCTGTAGATAGGTAAGCTATTCTACTAAATGCTTCATCTTGTTTAATTTTAAGCCTACTATACGTAGTATATACATGTTGTAAGCTTCTTTCAAGTGCATTTACTTTATGCTTTAGAGCCTCTATTGTAGCTTCATCTGTGCTATTCCTGAATAAACTCATCATCTTTAATTACTTTTATTAGTGAATTTAACCTTTTAAGCTCTTTTCTACTCTGTTCAACCTGATACTGTAATAGAGCCATCTCACCATACTCTAGTATAGTAGTTTCACTATCAAGTTGCTCTAAAGACCTAACCAAGAATTCCTCGACTGTGTCTATTTTATCTAATACTTCTTCTCTAGTCATTTGTTTTAGTTCTAGTTATCATATCATAAAATTGTAAATCGCAAGGATCTATCATTAGATCATCGAATGTGTGGTAATACCCGCAATTAGGGCATACATATATCTTATGTAAGCTACTCTGCTCTGTATTAATAAGTATCTTTGTACAACATTCTACACAATATGCATTAAATATATCAACAGCCATCATATTGTTCTATTTCTTCTATTAACGATTGAATTCTATCTGTCAAACTATCTAATTCTGCCACTAGAAGGTGTCTAGTTTGCATTAAAGAGCTTTTCTCCATACCGGAATATGTTTTATTACTATTCCATATAAGAGTGCTTAAATCCTCTAATTCTTTGACTTTTTTAGCCTTAACTAATTGTAATTCGTATACTTTACCTGTTAAATGCATGTCTTAATATTTTGTAATTAGTGTAGAGTCCTGGTACTATATCTCTACTTTTATCAGGAACTAATTAGGTTAATAATACTTAATACTTACTGTTCTATCCTTACTGTAAGGATTGATTTGCACTGATATATCTACTTTATTATATACATTAGATATTGCAATAGATGTTTTGTGCTTTATACCTTGTGTTTTAGTCACAGATTTAGGTAAGTCTAGTCCTAGAATATCTGAATTCATAGAACTGTCATTGAATTTTGGAAACATAGTTAGTTAGTTTAACTGTTTATTGATTTAGTTAAGTATAAGGTACAAGTAGACGTAAATTAGGGGCTGCTAATCTAATAAAGAACGGTTTTTTGTCTACTTATACCTTAATATTGTTAATTTACCACCAAGAGTAGTATAATACTTTATCGCCTTCAGATAATGCTTCTTTAGCATAATCTATAAACTCTAAAGTTGATTGTTTGTGATGTTCACTAGATGCACCAAAGAAAAATCCTTCTGTATGAGGTAATTTATCTTCTTTAATTGAGTTTTCTAGTTCTAAAATATCACTTAAGTTTAGATCTACATATACACAATTAAAGTCTACACCTTCTGTAGCTAATTCTGGATTCTTAATTCTCCAAAGATTCTCCATAAAGCCTTGTAAATTAGGGTGTTTTCTCCAATACATTAACTGTATGTCTTCATCATTATTTACTGCATCTTGCCTTCTTCTATAAGCATACTGATCTAATCCCATAACTTTAGTTTTTATTTATTACACGTCTTTTAACTTCAAACCACGCAGGAACTCTTAATCCTTCAGCTGTAGTTCTATAACCCCAACGGAATGCTTCAGCACCTTGTATATAAGCTTTTAACATCTTTTGTTGAAAGATCATATCTTGTTTATCTTTGAAGTCTTTAATATCATTAGATATTACACCTGCAAATCCAGTTACAGGTTTTAATGTTGTAGTACTTGTCATAATTGTTTAGTTTAATTGTTTAACATTACATTAAAATCATTCAATGTAAGAGTAAAATACTCTACATTTAAGTCCTCTAAATAGAAGTTTTCCATAGTTAGTTTAGTTTAGATTGTTTAGTTACTACAACTAATCCAGTTGTATTGTCAATAATAATTACATTGTTGTACATAGATAATTTAGTTTAGGTTTAGTTTATAATTTAGTTTATTATGTGGGCCTTATAGGGCTCGAACCTATGACTTAAACATTATGAGTGTTTTACTCTAACCAACTGAGTTAAAGGCCCTTAATTCTATTTACCTATTAGTTTATAGGCTAAATGTTTGATTAATTCTAATCTACTACAAGTAACTAAATGGTTATCTCTATTTACATAGCTATAAATGTATAAAAAATTACCTTCAACATTACTACCATAAGTTATAGCAGCAGTGCGTGAATCATTTAATACTATAGTATCATGTGATTTTTTACCTTTATCTTCTAGATCAGCTACTTCTTGTTCTGCTTCTAACATGTTCATAATTAAAGAGTTGAAATGTAAATAATTGTACTAAAGACAAATAAAAGAAGAGTTAATAGTACCATAAGAAGTATTCTATCGAATCTATCTGGTTGTCTTGGATTATTTATTAGTAGTGTCACTTCTTAAAACTTTTAGTTGTTTATAATGAAATATATCTAATACTTTGTAAAGTATGTATTTAAAGACTTTCATTGTAGATCGAATTTATTATGTGGATGATGGCATTTGGAACATTCCCATATAGGAAATACAAATACTTTATCTCTGTAGTATATATCTGAATGACATTCTCTACAGAAGCCTAAGTGCTTGTTAAATACGTAGTTAATTAAATGTTTTACTTTTCTCATAGGTTTAGTTGTTTTGTAATATACCACAGTATCTGACCGAATTATCTCTCATTGTTATTCAGATATTTTGAATAGGCACTATAAGCTTATTCTTTCGTGAGTTGTACATCTCAACTGTGGTAATATTAGATTAATTATTGAAGTACTCTAACAATTCTTTTTCAGCAATCTTGATTAGGTGATATGCCAATTCTTCTGATTTAAGGTATAGTGATTTTGGCATTTTAAGTAAACTTATATTACGGTCAGCAAATAGTTTTTTAGTTCTAGTGTTATATGCTAAACTCCATTTATTTTGTTCATCATCATCCCAATCAGCTACCCATCCTTCATTCAATGCTTTAACTATAATCACAAGACGTGCCATTGCTCCTACTGAACCATAATCTTCTTTGTTGAAGAATTTCTCGCTGTGCTCTATACCTAATTCCTTGCATGCTGATCGAAGATCGGTAACTCTCTCAAAGATTATTTTAGGTTTTTCCACTTCTTCATAGACTGGTTCCCAAGTTTCTACAACTTCTTTAGGGATTGAACACAATGTAATACCAGGTATATGATATAGTATATTATCCATACTTGTTACTACATCCCCCTTCTTCCAGTCTCCACCAAACATATCAAATGGTACTTTGTAGCCAATAATTTTGCGTGGTTCTTCTTCTTGGACTAATTTAAGGTCATCTTCATTAAATAATGGAAATGCTTCTTCAACTCCATATCTCATGCAGTTGTCGAAATAAACAATTTCATCAATAGTAAAAATTGAGTCTTTTCCGCTGTAATTAACTCTTACTTTATCTCCGATTTTAAATTTTGGTTCCATATGTTTTATTTTTATTTTATATAATAAAATTTTTTCTTTAATTTAGAATAATCTTTCTCAATATTAAAAAATGTTTCCAAATCAATTTTTGCTATTTTATTTAAATGTTTTACTAATTCTTTTGATTTCCGTTTTCCCAATCTGGTTTCCATCCTTCATTTAAAGCCTTTGCAATAATTCCAATTCGATAAGAAGCATCTCCATTTCCTGTTATATCCAAAACATCTAATGCATCTTCATATTTTTTTACTTTATCAAATATTGTTTTATTTTTTTTTAATTTTGGCTCCATATTATTTTCTTATTTGATGCTTAGACATATGTTTTTTAATGATTGTTGTATTGCAGATAACTCTGCTTTTAACATAAGTATTTCTTCTGCTAATTTAGCTCTGCCATAAAAGCAATTATCACAACTACAATCTCTAGATTGTGATTCTGGGTCGCATGGGTCAAATAAAGAATAGGGGTTCCTTGGATCGTAAAAACATAACCTTGATTTAACTTCTTCTAGTGTCATATCTTTTCTTGTGTAATTATTAGTTACTAAAGTTCATCATCATAGGTTTGTCTGGTAATCGTATACTTACCAGAGAATAGTTTAACTATATCTTCTAATGCAGCTTTTTCTTCAATTAAGTCTTGAAGTAAATTTTCATATCCATTGATTTGATCTGCCGCGTCAGGTGTATCTATATTAGCCCAAATTTTAAGAGTTTTTCTAACTTGCTCTATTGCAATTGTGTATTTCTCTACTAAATGCTCAAAAATATGTAGTTTAGGAGTATATTGTGTTTCCATAGGTTAATTGTGTTAGGTTAAATGTTTAGTTAGTTGGTTAGTTTAGTGAAGTGTAGTTATAAAGTTATGTAATGTGCTTTTTTTGGGAAATGAAAGATTTTTGAGATGTTTTTAGAGTTGAGATAAGGTTTTGAGGGTTGTACCTGACAATCTGTCAGTTAATTCATCAAAACCTAACCAAAATCTGCCAAATTTTAACTAATTTAGAATAAAAACATGACAAACTGTCATACATACCTGACAAAATGTCATGCTATATCCTATACTAACATCTATCTGACTCTTCATAACTCATCAAATAACTCTCTAAATAACTTAACACTATTTACTAATAGATAACCTCCACTTATAACTGTGAGGATAACTATACCTGTAAAGATTAGATTGTGTGTCATATTATAAGGTATTAAATTGGATTAACTAGTGAGTTATTAAATCATCTGTATTTCACGACTAAATTGTTCTACCATTTTTAAGAAATTCCCCCCACGTATCCTAAGATACGCAGGGAAGAACTTCGGTAATGTACTTCGGTAATGTACTATGCAATCTGCTCTGCGGCAGGCTGTGTAGTAGGCTCTGCAACAGCAACAGCATTACGAGGCAACAATGTATCTACAGCGGACATATCCTCTGTGTACACATAGCGCATGTAGTACGGTTTACCGGCAATCTTAGAGATTGCACCGTCTTTACCCTCTGTAACAGGCTTCTGGTTCTTCGTGAAAGGCTCAAACGATTCTTGTCGAATGATTTTGCCGGGAAGAATGTCACCTGCAACCAAAGCCATAGAAGATACCATATCCTCAATGAACGTGTGGTCACCTTTCATCAAGGCTACACGTGCACGAAAGTTACCATTGGCATCAAGAGCACTTTGCTCTAATCTAATGTAAGACCTTGGTGTTTTACCTGCCTCAACTTTCATTGGGGTGATAAGGGTTTTTGTTTCTGGGTTAAGCACTACAGTTACTGCATTGCTAAACGATTTGAAAGATTTGCTCATAGTTGTTAAGGGTTTAAGGTTTAATGCGGGGGACTATTCCTCCCGCTAAGACCAAGACCGGGTTTACTAAGTGGACCTCCCCCCTTAACTACATATAAACAACTTTTTAAAACACCCTATTAAAACCCTAAAAATTTTACCAAAAAAATTTCTACCCTATCAACCCCCAGGGGGTTATTTCTCATCTAATAACTTGACTTGCAACCTAATAAATAACTTGATATATAATATAAAAAATTTTAACATGCCAGTCAATTAAAATTAATCTACCTGATACACAATGAGTTAACTGCCTAATTAAAGATTTCTCTTGACTTTTGCTCATTTATGTGTTAACTTTGTAGTGCCTACTTGTGTAATAACAAGTTACAGGGTTTAACAAGACCTTCAGAAGTTGGGTTGGTAACCTCAAATAGAGGTGAGATTTTCTCCAATAAGGCGCAAATGAATAGCTAGAAAACTCGCAGGACCTAGAGCGGAAAGTTACGCAAAGTTAATACTAGGGCACAGGGGCTAAAGACTAACTGCAATGAGGAAGTATAGATATTTAAAGAGATAAGTAGTTAACTTAGTTATTCTACCTAGGGGAAAATATATCCTAGATAGAATGAAATAATATATAAGATATTGAATAATAATATAATAACACCTAGTGTAGCAGAAGTTAAGATAATAGGTTTCTTACAAGGGCATGGTATTAGGTATGTGAGAGAAGCAGAGTTAAAGGATTTAGTTAATCCACTTACTGGTAAAGCTTTAAGAGTAGATTTCTTTTTACCTGATTATGGTATAGTAATAGAGTATGATGGTAGGCAGCATTTTAGGTATACACCTAAGTATCATGGTGATGACCCTATTAGAGGTAGGGAGTTAGTGTTAGAGCAACAGAGGAGAGATAAGATAAAGAATGATTATTGTAAGGAGAAAGGGTTTACTATGTGGAGACTTAACTGGACACACTACCATACACTACAGCAAGTTCTTAATAGAGCATTAAATAAATTTAAAGAAAACAAGTAATATCTGATATTTATTATTCAAAAATAGTATAAATAGTTTGCATTTATGGGAGCAATATACTATCTTTGTATAACTAAATATATAATATGTCAGATAAACATTTACATTCAGAAGAGGGTAATACCCAATTAGCACACCACTCTACGGTGTTCCCACAAGATATTAGGACTTATGTACCTAATTGGGATAATATCATAACTGTACTAGACCTGGTTAACCTACTTAAATCTATGGGAATTATCTCTAGGTTTGACCATGCTAATCCAGAAGAGTTAAAAGAAGTAGAGATCTTACTTAAAAAGAATTTAATTATAGAAGTAAAATAATGGCTAAGAAGAAAGAAGAAACAAAGGTACTATCTATGGATAAGCCTAAACAAGAAAAGAAGTTTAAAGAAGAAACAGAGTTAGAGATTCAAGAAAGAGCTGATGCTTGTTTGACAGCTATTCGTGAAGCTACTGCTAAGTTTAACTGTAACTTAATTCCGGTATATAAAGTAGTGGCCGGACGAGTAGAACACACTATTGAAGTAGCAGCACATCCAATTGAATTGTAATGACTAAACGTAAGACACATAAAGAGATATCTTGTAGTGTTTTAAACTCAGCTTATGATAGTGTTCATAATCTTGCAAAAGAAGGGCACCCTAAAGATACTCCTTGCTTTATATGGGCAGGGGGTATCGAGCTAGAGTTTAAATACGATGAGACAGCTGGACGTAGAGGGGCTTGGCTTCTTACTACAGATGTAATAGTAATAGATGAAGATGAAGACTTCTCTATAAGTGAGGAAGAATTTATTTAACATATACTATGGTAATAAATATCAATACTACACAAGATAAGATCTTTGAAAAGTACTTAGAGATATTAAACCCTCTACTAGGTACCAGGAAGTTAACTTCTATGGAGATTAAGGTACTTGCTAAGCTATTGTATTTAAACTCTAAGTATAGCACTTACCTAAAAGAGGATAGAGATAAAATACTATTCCACAGAGATACTAAAGAACGTATTAGAATATCTTTAGATAATAAAGACAAGTATTCGTACAATAATATCATGACTTCCCTACGTAAGAAAGGTATGATAAGTAATAAGTCTTTAAATATGGATATAGATTTAGTTGATGGAGGATTACAAATACATTACAATTTAAAAGTAACTAATGATCAAAGTAGCGGAAATAAGATATAAAGGAACGTTTGATAAGTGTGTTGAAAAGTCTAGACAGTGGAAGAAAGAGTTTGGTTACTTTATTAAGAAGCATAACAACTACTATTGTGAAATAGATTTTATTCCTGGGTTAGAAACTGTGGTACACTTTAGCGTATTTAAAGATCAAGATGCAGAAGAGAGTCCAGACATTAATCAATAATATAGCTAAGGAGTTTAATCTAAAGCCGGCTATTGTAGAGAAGATATACATGGAGCAATTCCATTTAGTAGCTGATACAATTAGAGATGGTTACTTAGAAGGTGTTAAAGTATTTGCTATAGGCAAGTTTATACCTAAGAAGAAAATATATTTAGATCCTACAATAGACTTAACAAAATATCATGCAAGAGAACAGCGATTACCCACAAGAGTTAAACCTACCTTTGAAACTGGAGATAACTCCATCCAACCTAGGGAAAGAGAATGTTCGGGGGAAGAAGACAAAGGTACTACTATATCCTGATAGAATAGAGTACTACATTAATTATACCTACGATGTTAACTTAGTTAATGAAGAGTTAGGTACTAAGACTCCTAAAAGGTTTAAACATCTTGAAGAAGGTTTAATGTGGAAGAAGAATATACAGGCTATAGTTAAGTACGAAGAGAATACAGTAGATCCTGAAGATGAGGATACTTACCCATCAATAGAACTACAATCATCTGCTACACCATTAGCATTTGAATTACGTAGAGAAGAAGTTGATGGTATTTACAAACAATTATATAACTGGTTAATAAACAATTAATATATGAACAAAACAATTAAGAATTTTACACCACGTGCTAAGAACTTTATAGTAGCAGTACCTGAGAAGACAGAAGGTGGTATTCTATTATCTGAAACAGCCCAAGATAACTTGTTGGCTAATCTAAGTGAACCGCAATTAGTTATTCATTCAGCAGAAGACTGCTTATACAAAGAAGGTGATTATGTACTATTAGAAGCGCATGCTATTACAGGATTTCTATTTGAAGACCAAAGATATATGCTCATACCAGACTACCGTGTACTAGGTAAAGTAGTTAATTACTCACCAAAGCCTAAAAATAAAACAACAATTATTCAGTAAATAAATGCTAGACTTTAAAAACATAGCCATAGGATTCTACAATTCTACTAAGAATGATTTAGGAATATCTAATAGTGTAATAGAGAGCACAGCCGTAAGACGATACACCATCTGCCTAGAATGCCCAAACATTAAAGATAATAATAGTACTTGTGGAATCTGTGGTTGTGTTTTAAAGTATAAAATAAGAAGCAATGGTAAATGCCCTCAAGAGAAGTGGTAGGAGATTACTTCTAATATATTACACAACAAAGATGTTAGTGTACATTCTTTTAAGCTTATACAAAGCTATAGTGAGAAAGGGTAAAGATAGTTCATCTTTTAGGTATAAGCATGGATTACTAGAGGTTCGTTGTAATAAGTCTTTAGATTTGAAATTAACTAAGTTAATGATTAAATCTTATAGACTGAGTTTTGAAATTGCTCAAGTGCCAGACTCAGAAGCTGCAAAGTTTATGAAGGCTGTAACTGATGCCTTGATAGTTGAGAAGTTAGAGCCTGAAGGGTATGGATTTAAACCTACGCAGTTTGAAAAGAATATAGTAGCATCTAATAATAAGCTACGTAATGAAGTTATTGAAGTAGTATGAAGATATTTGAAATAATTAATAATCAGCCCTCGGTAACTACTGAGGGTTTGCTTATACCAGAGTTTAATGCTATCTGGAAAGCTGATAAGTCTAAAGATAAGAAAGAAGCATTTGGTAAACTTTGTTATATCTACTTTATAGCTGACTACAAATCATTATACTTAGCCTACCCAGAAGAACTGCGTTCAGATATGGTGGCTAAAGATTATCTTAATCTAGATAAGTACAAACCTACAAAAGATGTTGCAGATGGGATTAGAAAGTATAGAGAGTTACAGAATACTCCTACTATGAGATTCCTACAAGATAATATATCAGCTATGGAATCTATGGGTAAATACTTTAGAGATATAGATTGGGATCAAGAAGATATGAATGGTAAACCTAAGTATGATATAACTAAAGTATCTAATGCTGTTAAACAAGCAGGAGGTATTATAGATAATATAGAGAAGTTAAAAGAGAAAGTACAGAAAGAACAAACTATAGGTAGTAAAGCAAGAGGTGGTACTACAGGTGGATTACTAGAGAATGACTAATGAACTATAGAGAGATACAAGAGCTTACTGCTACAGCACAACACTTTAACGATTATAAGGTATACACTAAAGAACCTACTGGGTCTAAAGCCTGGTTTAACTTTTGGAAACAAGAGAAAGAAAGGTGTATAAATGGTGTACATATAGGTAGTGATTATATTACAGGTTATAACTATCACTTCTTAAACTATACACCTATCTTAAAGACAGAGGTAGTTAAAGAGAATGCTGAAGGGCAGAACCAGGCAGAGCGTGTATTAGGATTTCCAAACCCTTGGGATGGTCACTTTGATTTATTCAAATACATAGATGAAGCAGAGAAAGATGGTAAGCATGCCTTACAGTTAGGTAGCCGCGGTAAGGGTAAGTCACTAATAGCTGGTAGTATGTGCGTGAGAAACTACCACCATTTAAAGGGGTCTAGTAGTTATTGTTTTGCAGCTTCAGAAGAGTACTTAACCAATGACGGTATAATAACTAAGGCTTGGTCCACTATGGACTTTATAGATATCAATACACCTTGGGGTAAAAGAAGGCAGTATGAGAACTCTAAACTGCATAGGAGAGCTTCGGTTAAAGAAACAAATGCTCAAGGTATTGAGTCTGAGGTAGGTTATAAGTCAGAGATAATTGGTGTAACAGTAGGAGATAATATAGATAAACTTCGTGGTAAGCGTGGTAAGCTTATTATATTAGAAGAGTTTGGTAACTTCCCTAGAGGTATGACTGGATGGAATATCTTACGTCCTAGTATGGAGCAAGGTAAGAATACATTTGGTTTAATACTAGCTTTGGGAACTGGTGGCACGGTAGGCACAGCATTTGAGGCTATGGAAGAAATATTCTATAAGCCTAGAGCCTATAATGTATATCCAATACCTAATCAGTGGGATGATGGTATGCAGAATACAGAGTGTGCATTCTTTTTTCCGGCATGGAAAAACTACGATGGTGCCTATGACTTAAAGACTGGTGTTACAGATAAAGAGAAAGCTATTAGGCTAATAGAAGAAGATAGAAAGGTTGTAGCACAAGGTAATGATCCACACGCTCTAACAAGACGTAAAGCGGAAATACCTATTACACCTAAAGAAGCTATGATGCGTATTACAAGTAGTAAGTTTCCAGTAGGAGATTTAACTACGCATTTAGCAGAAGTAGAAGGTAACCCGCATAGATATAAGCAAGCAGACCATGTAGGTAAACTAGAGATAAACAGAGAAGGTGAAGTTGTATGGGCTTTAGATCATGATATAGAACCTATCTATCAGTTCCCACATAAAGATAACCGTAATATGCCTGGAGGTATTATTATATGGGAACATCCTTATAAGAATAATGAAGATAGAACACCTTATGGAATGTACATAGCTGGATTAGATAGCTATGACCATGATGAGTCACAAACTACTTCATTAGGAAGTATCTGGGTATTAAACACTATTACAGATAGGCTAGTGTGCGAATATACAGGTAGACCTAGATCAGAAGACTTCTACGAGACTTGTAGGCGTATATTATTGTATTACAATGCAGTAGGTAACCCGGAGAATCATAATAAGGGTATATTAGATTACTTTGAACGTAAGAATTCTATGTATTTATTCTGCGATCCTCCTAAGATAGTTAATGACATCTATCAAACTACAAAGACTAATCGTAAGAAAGGTACAGCACCTAGTAAAGAGATTAACCAATTTGGTAGAACTTTGATTGCTGAATGGTTAACAGAACGCGCTAGTGGTCAAGATGATGACGGACAATTACTTAACCTACATAAGATTAGAAGTAATACATTGCTTAAGGAATTGATCTACTGGAATATAGATGGTAACTTTGATAGAGTATCTGCACTAGGTATGTTGTTTATACTTAAGAAAGATAGAGAGAAGATACAGGTAGAATTAGAATCTACTAAGAAAGTAGTAGTACCTGATAACTTCTTTACTAGAAAGTTCAGGAAAGCTTTAACCTTACCGGACCAGTATCTTAAGTTTAGATAATAATTTAAATTATCTTTTATTAAAATAAATACTTGACTTTAAACTACTTATTAGCTATCTTTGTACATTAAACTATTCAAATGCTATTTGGAGCGCAGATAAAAGAATTCCCTTCACAGAAGAAAACTCTTAAAGAGAAAGATATAGCTTGGAGAAAAGAGTGTGTAGATGCTGCTGAATCTTTAATCTTTTTCCAGAACTCTGGTATAAGACAAAGAAGGCTTCAAAAGAAAGTTAACTACGATCTGTATAATGATATAGTTAATAAGGCAGATATGGAGCGTATAGTTAATCCTTTTGGGATTAAGATAGATGAGTTTCCTACAGAGCCTAGAAACTACAATATAATCAATCCGTATGTTAAGACTTTACTAGGTGAAGAAATTAAGAGGCGTTTTGATTGGGATTGTGTTACAATAAACAGTGATGCTATTTCAGATAAAGAAGAAGAGGTTAGAGGGCAAATTATAGCTTATCTGAAGAGTGTTGTAGAGAAAGAACTAAATGGTCAGAAAGTTCCTGACGAAGAGATAGATAAAAAGATTAAGTACTTGAAGTATAACTATAGAGATATGCGTGAGCTATCTGCTACTAGATTACTTGAGTACTATACAAGACATTTAAATATCAAAGAACTATATACTAGAGGTTGGGAAGACTTCTTGTTAGTAGGTGAAGAGATATATGCTGTAGATGAAGTTAATGGAGAACCAGACGTAAGAAGATGTAATCCATTGAATACTTACTTCCTAACAGCTCCTAATACAAATAAGGTAGAAGATTCAGACATAGTTGTAGAAGAGAATTACGAGCCACTAGGTAAAGTAATTGATGCATTCTACGAGTATCTTAGTGCAGATGAGATAGAGATGATCTCTAGGAAGCAGGGTCCTACTGCAACAAATGATTCTGTACTAGGCTATTCTAATAAGCCTATGACGTTCTTAGATACTGAAGTAGGTGCTAATAACTATATAGATACAGATAACGTAAACTTCGCTACAATAGGTGGAGCTTATGATAACCAAGGTAATGTACGTGTAGTACGTGTATGTTGGAGATCAATGCGTAAGGTAGGTATTCTAACAGATCCTAATGGAGATAAAGACATAGTATCTGAAGAGTTTGTTATATCACCTGAGTTTAAAGCAATGGGATACACAATCAAGTGGATTTGGATTAATGAAGCTTGGGAAGGTACTAAGATTGCAGGGCACATCTATGTAAAGATGGAGCCACGTAAAGTGCAGTTTAGAGAGTTAGATAACTACTCTAAATGTAGTTTAGGTTATGTAGGTACCTTATGTAATACAAATTCTAATAGAGTATTATCTTTTTACGATATATGTAAGCCTTACCAGTACAGCTATAATGCATACGCATATAGGTTAGAATTAGCTAACATCAAATCATACGGTAGAATAGGTGAATTAGATCTTGCAGAGATTCCTGACGGATGGTCTGAAGACATGTATCTATACTACGCTACTATGGTAGGATTTAGGATTAAAGATTCTTTTAAAGAGTCTAAGAAAGGTGCTGCTACAGGTAAACTTGTAGGCACAGTATCTAGTCCTAGCAGTGGAGTAATGGATATGGAGCAACGTGCTATGATAGACCAAGGTCTAAAGATGTTGCAATATATTGATCAGCAATTAGCTTCTATTACAGGTATTAATAGGCAGAGACAAGGCCAGATATCATCTGAAGCAGGATTAGGTATTACACAAGAAGCTAAAGAAGCTAGTGCTACAATAACTGAATGGTATTTTAAATTACATGATTCTACTAAGGTTAGAGTACTAAAACACTTACTAGAAGTAGCTAAGTATTCAGTACGTAATGGTAATAAGAAGATTCAGAATGTAATAGACAGTATGACTACAGCTATTTACACAATAGATGGTAATGTAGTTAATGAAGCAGAGTATGGTATACTAGTATCTGACGCTTCACAAGATCAAAGAACTTTACAAGCATTGCAACAAGGTGTTCAAGCTGCGGTACAAAGTGGTGCAGTAGACTTTGTTCAAATGATAAATATATATGCTAATAGTTCTATGTCTTCTATCAAAGCTAAGCTAGAAGAAGCAGAAGAAGCTAAGCAACAAGCTCAACAACAACAAGTACAGCATGAGCAGGAGATTCAGAAACAGCAACAAGATTTAGCTGAAAGAATGCACCAGGAAGAGTTACAACAAAGAGAGTTAGATAGGCAGCTTAAACAATATCAAATAGATACTGAAGCACAAACTAAGATTCAAGTAGCTACTATAACTGCATTAGGGTTTAGTAAAGATACAGATGATATCTTAGCACAATCTAAGTTATCTTTAGAAGAGAAGAAACATTTATCTGAGGCAGAGACTAAACACTTAGTAGAAGAGAACAAACTTAGAATGCATAAAGAGAAGTTGGAATTAGAACATATGAAGTTAGAGTCTCAAGAAAGAATGGAACAAATGAAGACAGAAGCTGAGAACTTACGTACTAAGCAAGAGAAAGAGAATTCTATTAGAGAAGCTAAGCTTAAAGAAAAAGAGATAGCAGCTAAGAAATCTATAGCAAAATCTAAACCTAAAGGTAAGTAATGGATTATAGTAAAGTAAAAGAAGCTGTAAAGTCTATTAAGCCAAAAGAAAAGATGTTTGGTGGTAACAAATTTGAGTACCCCAAAGATCATAAGTTAGGTATGGAAGTTCCTGAGGAAGGTTCGCACTGTGCTAATTGTAAGTACCTATCTGAAGACCATAAACATTGTACAAATAAAGTATTCATCAAGTGGTTAGGTGATGATAAATTACCTAAAAAAGATGAAAAATATTGCTGTGATCTCTGGAATTACGGCAAAAAGAAGTAATAATTTTAATTACTTTTGACTGTAAAAAGTCATAGGCAAGTGTAGTTATTTCCAACTATACTTGATTTTCAATCAATTATATATTAATTTTACATTTAAATTATGCCAAACGATACATCAGGTAACGATTTTTTTAGTGGTTTAGACTCTATTGCATTGCTAAACTCTAAAGGTACCATCGAATTAAATGACGATGGTTCAACTGTTATTGAAACACCTCAAGCAGTAACTAAAGCTGCGGCAACAAAGAAAGCAACTACTCCTGTAGTAGAAGATTCTAATCTAATTGAAGTAGATGATGTAGAGATTCCTACATCTACTAAGACAGTTAACGAAGGTAATAAAGTAGTTAAAGACGAGTTAGATACAGATGAAATAGAACTTCAAAACTCTACAGATGATCAAACTGGCAATAATCAAACTGACGATTCAGTACAAGCTCTTAAAGAGTTTGCTTCTGCTCTTAAGAATGCAGGAGCTCTTGAGTCTTTAAATGAAGAAGAGTTTGATGGTACACCAGAAGGACTTACACAAGCTATTACAAATGAAGCTGTAGCAAAAGCTAATGCTATGGTTGAAGAATATAAAGAGGCTTTACCTCCTATCATTAAGTATCTAGCAGATAACTATGAAGAAGGTGTACCTTTGGATCAGTTGATAAATATCAAGTCTAATGAGATTAGGTATTCATCTATTGATCAAGATAAATTAGCTGAAGATGTTTCTCTACAAAAAGAAGTTTATAGACGTTATCTAAAAGAAACTACTTCGTTCAGTGATGCAAAGATTGATAAAAAGATTCAGCAACTTGAGGATATTGGAGACTTGGCCTCTGAATCTGGTGAAGCATTACCTGAGCTTATTGCATTTGAGAAACAGAAAGAAGCACAGCTTAAAGACCAAACTAAAGCTCAAAGAGAAGCTCAAAAGAAAGCACAGGAAGCTCAAGTAGCAGAGATTAAGAAACGTGCTGAAGAATATAAAGGTAAAGAGATAGTACCTGGTTTAAAGCTTACAGAAGTAGAAACTAAAGCTATACATAAATCACTAACTACTCCTGTAGGTTATGATAAACAAACAGGTGCACCTATTAGTGAGATACAACAACTACGTAATGCAGATCCAATTGGGTTTGAAATTAAACTAAACTATCTTTCTAGGTTGACTAAAGGTTTTACTGATTTCTCTGAGATTACTAAGAAAGCTAATACAGCTGCGATTAGTAAGTTAGAAAGTAAAGCGGCTAATACAGCTAGATTAACTGGTGGTAGAACAAATGTTTATGATGATGATGCTAAAGGTGGAGATATCCTATCTGCAGCTAGTAAGTTCCTAGGCAAATTAAAATAGATACAACTCAATCAATTAACAAACACAAAAACAATTAAACATGAAAATTTCACCACTACAGATGTATGAGTCAACCGACTGGTCAGGACTTACTACCTCTAATCACTTGGGTGCATTGTTTAATATCGAGCCGCAAAAAGCTAGCCAATTGCTTACTCGTATTTACAATGTAAACTTTGGTATGGACTTAGATTCATACTTGAATCAATTTAAACCTTTATACCTTGAGTCTGATGATGACTTCGAGTGGGATTTGCAAGGGTCAGGACGTAAGAACGTACCTATCGTACAAGCTAGTCTTACTTCAGGAGGTTCTGCAGTAGCTGCAACAGACCTTCCAGGTATTAACAACACAAGGTTCTATGTACAATTCCCTGAGCAATACTTCACTGATGTGAACTTGATCGTGGGTGAAATGAATGAAGCTTACCCTTTGCGTATTACTACTGATCCAATTTCAATTGGTGGTAACTGGGAGTATGAAGTAGAACTTATGACTGGTGACCCAACTTTGTTCTTCCCTCCTGCACAATTAGCTGCTGGTAAGAGGTTCTCTAAAGAATGGTCTGCTGTTGAACACACTTTGTCTAAAAAAGGCGGAGGAGTTCATTACACTTCACCTTTCAAAATGCGTAACTCTTTCTCTACTATCCGTATGGAAGATACTCGTCCAGGTAATATGATTAACCGTCCTGTGAATTTCTCTTTCGCAGATGAGAACGGTAAAGTTCATACAACTTGGATGCAATACGCTGACTATGAATTTGAAGCACAATTCCGTGAAGAAAAGAACAAACTTTTGTACTTCTCTACAGCTAATAAAACAGCCCAAGGAACTTATTTGAATAAAGGTAAATCAGGTTATGAAATTCGTCAAGGTGCAGGTATCCGTGCTCAAATGGCCCCATCTAACGTAGCTTATTACAACACCTTTAACATCAAATGGTTGACCGAACAATTGTTAGGTTTATCAGTTGGTAAATTATCTCAAGACAGACGTAAGTTTGTGATCCGTACAGGTGAGTGGGGTATGTACCAATTCTCTGCAGCTTTGGAATCTTACGCTTCATTGTATACTCCATTGTTTGACACTAACCGTGTTTACTTGGGTAAAAATAACACAATGGGCTTCAGAGGACAATTCCTTGAGTTTATGGGTCCAAATGGTATCGAAGTAACCTTGTCTCATGAACCAATGTACGATGATCCAGAACGTAACAAAATCTACCACCCAAATGGAGGTTTAGCTGAATCTTACCGTTACGATATCTTAGACGTAGGTCAAGCTGATGGAGAACCAAATATCCGTAAAGTATACGTTAAAGGTCAAGAAGACATCATTGGATATGTATCAGGATTGCGTAACCCATTCTCTTTAGATGGTAAAAACAATATCATGGCTAATTCAACTGATGGATATACCATTCACCGTATGAGTGTTGCAGGTGCTATGATTAAGAATCCAATGCGTTGTATTCAAATCATCCCGAACATCTTAGCTGGTGGTGAACTATAATTAAATAATTAATATTAAATATCTGATATGAGTACAGCATTGAAGAATAAAAAAGTGCGGGTTATGCCAATCACCAGAAGTGGTGGTTGGCTAAAACCTGAACATGATGGAGGATTTATGTATACAGGTACTAAGGCAACTTACTGTGTACCAATTAATCCTAATAATGGTAGGTTAATAGATCCTTTAAAAGATCTTACTGCTGAAGAAAAGAAAGATTTAGCTGACAGATTAGCTATCTCTTTAGAAGATTTGAATATCAATAAAGTAGGTGATGACAACTTTTGGGCAGGCCGTGAGGTAAAGTTAGACAAGATGGAAACAATCTTAGATCTATCTGATCCAAATGATTTTATCAACTACGCTATATTGAAAGCTAATTCACAGTTTATCGCACCATCATACGATCAACGTTTAGGCTTAGGAACTTACAGATTTGCTTTAGTAGATGAAGAAGATCGTGCAGCTGCTAAACGTAAGACCACTGATGATAAGAAAGAAGCTTATAAAGAATTGGGTAAACTAGAAGTATCAGAAACTAAACTTAGAAACTTCTTTAAAGTATATGGTAAGAAAGTACCAGCTGATGCTACTAAGGATTGGTTGATTGCTGAAATAGACCTTGTAATAGAAGATGATTTAAAAGGTTTCTTAGCTATAGTTAAAGATACACACTTTGATAATAAGATTCTATTGGCAGAAGCAGTAGCTGTTAAAGCTCTTGTAAAGAAAGGAAATAACACTTACGAATTGCCAGGTGGATTGAATATTGGTGTAGCTGAGAAAGCAATTGATTGGTTGTACAATCCAGAACATTCTGAAGAATTCCTAGTAATCAAAGAAAGAATTAAAGCTGCAAAATAATCTATTATGACTAAACAAGCTTTTTTAGATCAGTTCTTCATAGAGTATGACAAAGTAGCTACCTTAGGTGCTCCTGGTTATACTGCTGCAGAATTGTCTATAATTGCTTCAGAAGCTCAAGAAGCTTTAGTAATAGAGAAATACGGACCTAATTCTAATAGATTAAAAGAAGGATTTGAAGAGAGTGAAAAAAGAACACAGGAACTAGGGGAGTTAATGGTCTATGCATCATTGACTCCTACTGGCCCTGGGTTTCTAGATAACAGTTATACCTACACTTTACCTAATACTTTATTAACAACTCTACCTAAAGGTACAGACTTTAGTAATGTATTTTGGTTCACAGTATTTGAAGAAGTATTAACTAACGTAATAGATTGCACTATACCAGGTAATACTACTAAGGTAGTAACTGCCTATGTAGTAGAAGTAACACACGATCAATATAACTTAGCAGTAGATAATCCTTTTAGAAAGCCTTATGTTAAAGGTAATACCGGAAGAGTATTTAGATTACGTACTTCAGGATTTACACATGAATTAGTAACAGATGGTACGTTCGGATTACAGAACTACAAGATAGGTTACATTAAAAAACCTTTACCAATAGATTTAACTCAAAACTTAACAGATCAAGTATCTCAACTAGCAGACTCTTTCCATAGAGAACTTTTACACAGAACAGTTGAAATAGCTAAAGCAGATGTACAAGATCCTAGCTTACAAGTTAATCTAAATACACTTAAAGAATAATAACTTAAACACATAAACTAAATGGCACTAGCTACAACCTCTTCTTCACTTAACAATTTACTGGTTTCTCAAACATCAGTAAATACAGCACATGATACTTACAATAACTTAAATGTTATTCCTGTACGTGCTTTACAATTTAACAACTTAGTATCTCAAACTGCAGCTATTTCTGACGTATTGAATGCTATTACTCCTAACGTATTTAAAGCTTCTGTAATTAGTGGTGTAGGTGCTACCGCTACTTTAACTGCAGCTCAATCAGGATCTACAGTATTATTTGATGCAGCTACTGGTGTAAAGTACACTTTACCCGCAGCAACTACTGCAAACATTGGTGTAACATTCTTATTTGTAGTAACTACTGCTGTAACCTCTAATGCTCATGAAGTAGATGCAGCAAGTTCATCTGACCTTATTATAGGTGCTGTATTGATGGATAAAGCATCAGCAACTACTCCTAGCTCATTTACAGCTAATGGTTCTAGTAACTATAAAATAGCCTCTAATGGAACTACTACTGGTGGTTTAGCAGGAACTACTTACGAATTGACTTGTGTTGCAGCAAACAAATGGGCTATATCAGGAGGTCTTTTATACGGTTCAGGAACTTTAGCTACACCATTCGCAGGATAATCTTAAAACAATAAACTAATAAACAATTAAAAACCAAACAACATGCAAGCAAATACTTTTGCAAGAAACCTCTTAGTAGGTAAATATGTTGCCAGAACAGCCTCTGTTACAGCAACTAATCAATCAGCTTCTACATATGCTGTAGATGGAGAAATAGTAGTAATCGCAACTGGCCGTGGAGCTGTAGCTGCAGGAACTGTATTGAATACTACCACTGTAGTGTCTGAGCCAGCTGTAGTTGTAATGCAATCACAAGGTGCAGGTAAACCAGCTATTAAGTCTGATATTATCGAACGTAATAAAGTAATCAATTACAAAGCGGCTATTGGTACTTACGCTCAAGAACAAATCACTTACATTGGATATGATGGTTATACCTCTACCAATGCTATTGCAGTAAACAACAATACAGATTACATTGGACGTATCTTGTTACAAGGTGAACAAAACACTTTTGGTAATCGCGATATGTACAAACAATTTGATTATTTTTCTAGTGCAAATGATACTCAATCAGGTATTGCATTTGGTTTGCAAGCTTCATTGATTGCTAACTTCTTCCGTATGCCTGATGCATATGCTAAGTTTGAAGTAGTTAACTCTGCAACTTACACTGTAGGCACTACTAACACAGGAACTATCACAGCTACTGTAGGTTCCCCAGTATTAACTTGTTCTGGTTCTGCAGCATCTACTGATTACCCTGTAGGAACTTACATTCGTTTAGATGCTACCGCAAATAACACAATTGTAGCTACAACTAACGTAACTGCCCCAGTTTACATTGTAATAGCCTCTACTACTACAACTATTACTTTGAATGCTCCATTCCAAGGTAATCCAGGAACATCTTATACCTTCACTGTAGCAAACAAAGCACATGCTTACGCAACTGCTGCCACTGCAACTGCAGGTAACTTCGGTGTAAAAATCACTGGTCTACCTAAGTCTTATGCAGCTGGTAAATTCCGTTACTACAAAAACAGGTTTAAAGTACTTCCTTTGTCTAACTCATTTGGAACTACTCCTGTAACTTATACTAACGCAACTTCTACTACTACATACGGAACTTTAGCTCCTGCACAAGGTGCTAATGAAGGTGTTGGAACTACTGAAGAACTGCAAGATATCGAATGGTTGTCACAAGATGGAAACATCTACCGTGTATCTGTTCCTCCTTTTGTAGAACGTGCTAACGTAGTTAACTACCTTACTGCAGCAGGAACAAACACAGTTAACCAAGTAGTATTACCTTATGCATTCTCTGTGGTATATATTCAATACTATGATGCAGCATTTGGTGGTGTAGGTCAAACTCAAGCGGCTCGTAAAGAGTTGATCTTGGCAGGTATCACTGAAACCCCAGGAACTGCAGGTGGTGTAAACACTAGCTTCTACGCTTCAGGTACTGCAACTTCAACTGTATTAGTACTTGACACTTGGTTGTCTACTGGTACTAATGCTCCAGGATTCGCTACTCAAGTAGGTAACGTTTAAGAATAGATTAAGTAATTAGTTAGGGGTGTAAAAAGCCCCTAACTTCTCTTTGTTTTAAACAACTTAAATCTATATCAAATGGCAGGTGGAGTAGTCTTACAATTTGATGTATGGGAATCCCCAGATGCATCGCAATTATACTTTCAAGAACTTACAGGAGTTTATGACCTGTTAACTAACACAACTGGTTGGGGTGCTCCTAACGATACAATTGGAGTAGCTACTTCTGCTACTTTAACTGTAACTAGCACTTACTCAACTACACCATTAGTTATAAACTTATTCGCTACTGCACCATCTTACCCAACAAATAACACGCAACAAGTATATACTATACCTTATACAGCTATAACTACAGGCACTCAAATTCCTGATGGTCAATATACCTTTGTATATCAAGTAGTTACAAGTACAGGTTATACCTATACTCAAACTCTAGTAAAGTTATTCTACGCAGTTTGTAAATGTTGTGTTACACAGATGTGTGCAGCAATAGATGATTTCCAATGCAAATGTAATGAGGCAAAGATTAATGAATTTAATCAAGCTTCTTTATTACTTAAAGGATTAGAATACTCTGCACTAAACGGATTAACTAGTACCTTTGCAAATAACCTAGCAATACTAAACAGTATGTGTAGTTCAAACCCTAATGTATCAGGGTGTACTTCATGTAGTTAATATATAAGATATGAATTGTAATACTGTAAACTCAGCCACAATACCTTACGGACCACAAGGGCCTTCAGGTATAAATGGTACAAATGGAACAAATGGTACTAACTTTTTAACTGGTACAACTAACCCTCCAAGCTCTACTTTAGGTAACGTAGGAGATAACTACTTGTGTTCTACAGATACTACATTATGGACTAAGACTGCTTCAGGGTGGTTGCAGACTGGTACTTTAGCTATAGTTAAACCTGCTAACCTTAGAGGTTATATAGGAGCTGTAGCTAATGGTAATAATAGTTATACATTAGCTGCAACAGCTACAGGAGGTTCTGGTGCCGGATACACTTACTATTGGGTAGTGCAAAGTTTTATAAACAATGTAAATAATGGACCGTATATAGCATCTGGACAGACTTCTAAAGTATGTACTGTTAATCTACCTTATAGAACTAATGTAATTAACCCTATAGCAAATACACCAAATATTACTACAAACCCACTATACCCTTCAATGTGTGTATTAACTATACAATGTATAGTAGGTGATTCTTTAGGTAACCTAGCTTGTTTATATTATACTATAAATAACTAATGAGCACTATTCTATTAAATACAGATGTTACTACTAGATTACAATTAGGTGCTAAAGTTGCTGCATTAAAAACACAACTTTTAGTAGCTCAATTGTCTTATGGTGGTGATAGTATAACTAAAGGTTTTTATGAACTAGAAACTTTAATTAATAGATTACGAGTACTAGAAGATATAAAAACACCTGTTACAGAAGTTAGAGCGCATAGTAAGTATGACTACTCTAGCTGGACTCCAGGGACTAGCTTTCAATTAGTAATGACTTTTACAGGTAGTACATTACCTACTTATACTTCATCTACAAGTGCTAGTATAAGTGCAGCAATGACTAGCCTGTATAACTTAATTAATGCAGATACTACAACAGGATTAACTTGTTCATTAGATTTAACTAATCAAGCTATATATGTGCAAGCCCCTGTAGGTCAAGGTAGTACACCAAATAATGTATGGTATATTACATTCACAGCTGTGGGTTCTTCTAAACCAGGTATTGTAGCTCCTACATTAGGTTCTTACTTTGTAGGTGGAATTACAGCTGTTACAGCATCAAGTATTAGCAACTGTTTAACAGATGCACAGTACATTAAAATATTTGAAGATATTTCAAAAGATATTAAAGTAGCTTTTAAACCTTTAGGTTATACTTATACAGCACCACTACTAAATGCACCAATAGGTGTAGTAGGTAGAGCAGCTTCTACAGGTGGTTATAGACAAACATCTACAGGAGCTAATAGAGTATTTAACACTTATACACCTTAATATGTCATTCCAAACTATAGATCAATTAAACGCAGCTAGTACAGTTAACGCAAGTGATGTATTAGAAGTTAGCCAAAGTGGTACTTCTGCAAAAATGACTATTACTCAAATTAATAGCTTAGAAGCTACCGCAAGAGCCAGTGCAGATAGTACACTTACTTCAGCTATAGCCACAGAAACATCTAATAGATCTAGTGCTATTACAACTGTAACAACTTTAGCTAATGGGTCTATACAGCCTACAGGTACTGTTACTTATACAGCTAATCAACCTATGGGTGGATATAAGCATACAGGTATGGGTGCAGGTAGTGCTACAGGTGATTCAGTTAACTGGGATCAAGTGCTCCTTGCAGCCGGAGGTAATGGGTATACTGCCATATTGGCAGCTGGGACTAATGCATTCACTGCAGCACAGTCAATGGGTGGTTATAAATTAACTAACCTTGGAACACCTACTGCTTCTACAGATGCTTCTACAAAAGCTTACGTAGATGCTTTAACTTTATCTACTTTACCTAGCCCAACCAGTGCGGTAGGATTTAATTCACAACTTGCAAGTAACTTAGCTAACCCTGTATCTAACCAAGACGCAGTTACTAAACTTTATTTAACCGAACAAGCTAATTGGGATTCTAGAGTAGGCTATGGTTTAATATCTACTATATCAGGTAGTTCTTTAACACTTACACCAGGTACCTCGCAAAGTACTCAAGTATTTAATTCTTACAGCGCAAGTTCTAGTAAGACAATTAACGTAGCTACTTCAACTACATACGATCAACATTTTACAATATATCAAGCAGGTTTAAATGTATCTACTGGATATACACTTACTTACCAATATCCAGGACCTGTTTATCAACCTGGGTTACATTTAACACAAGCTATTGAGTATAAGCAAGATGCTACTAATGGTACATCAGTTTATATATCGCCTAAATATTTACCACATAATAGTTATGGACCTGACATGTATTTAAGATGGTATTCTTATTTATATGACTTTAGTTCAATAGGCGGTGCTACTGGTACTATTACTTTATCCGGCGCTCCAATACCTTCTGGAGTTATTATAGGATCACAACAAGCTATTATAGAAACACTTACTGTATTTACATCAGGAGGAAGTGCTACAGTATCTTGGGGTATTAATGTAGCTGGAGGTTCAAATTATAACACAGCATTTGATACAGCTACAGCTATTTCAGCAACACCTTATAACGCAGCTGCAGGAGTTCTTAAATTAGGTACTATAGGAAACACTTTAAACTTAGTAGGAGTAGCTAACGTAACTATAACTATAGGTACAGCTAACTTAACTGCAGGTAAGGCATGGATACATATCCCAGTATTAGTTAACAGATAAACTAAAATATCATGATAGATTCAAGAGCAGAGCAGCTTTTACAAAGCCAATTAAGTTTCTCAATATCACAAGACAAAGGTAAACAGTGTATATCTTATGCTTATACAACTGTAACAAACTCTGCTGCAGTTAGTTTACCTACTGCACCTAGCCATGCTACATACGCACTTATTAGGATAGAGGCAGATGCTTCCCAAGCTGCGAGTCTTAAAGTAGTTAGATTCAGATTAGATGGCACAGCACCAACTAGTTCTGTAGGTTCTCCTTTGAATGATGAAGAAGTATTAGTTGTTACAAATGTAACTAATATTCAGAATGCACAAATCATAGGCGTAACTTCAGGTAAAACACACACTATTCACGTACATTATTTTTACGCTAGCTAACTTATAACTACAGATACCTATGAGCGTACATAAAGTAATAGACAAGACAGATGTTTTATTAGCATTCATATCTAGTGCTTTATTAGGTAGTATACAAGCTTACTTAGGAGTTATAGCTTTAGTGCTTACTATATTCTATACTATTTGGAAGTGGTCATTTGAAATATATGACAGATTTTTTACTAAACCAGCCGTAAGACGCAGAAGAAACAGAATTTATGGACACAATAAGTATCGCCCGTTTAGCGCTTTTACATCCAAAGCTAAGAGCTGAAGTTTCAGAGATAATTAACTCTATAGAAGCTACAGGAGTAGATATACGTATTACTCAAGGATTACGTACATTTGCAGAACAAGATGCTTTATATGCACAAGGTAGAACTGCTCCAGGTAAGATAGTTACACAAGCTAAAGGAGGGCAATCACCTCATAATTTTGGGTTAGCTATAGATTTTTGTTTACATCATAAAGATGGCTCTGTAAGCTTTGATATGACCGAGCATTTAGGACATGCGGCTACTTCAGATTGGTTAGAAGTAGTTAATAGTTTCAAGTATAAAGGGTGGGTTTGGGGTGGTGATTGGGCTACATTTAAAGATAATGATCACGTAGAAAAGATGCTTGGTTTAACATTAGCCCAAGCCTTAGAACTTAAAACATCAGGTAAAGTAGATGATAGTGGGTATATATTAATACCTTAGTATGACTAGAGAACAAATAACTCAACTTAACTACAAGAGACTTGCCTCATACAATACTATATATACAGATACAACAAACAATGTATCATATATAGGTAACAAAGATGGTACATTATCTTTGTATGATACGAAGCATCAGAAGTTTGCAATTAAGAATAATGGTAAAGTTCTCTCAAATCAAGGTGATACAAATGTAATACATTACGTAGGTAATGGTGTTAGATCTTCAGGTAATGAGTTAATTATAGATCTAACAGCTAATTCAGAAGACACAATGGCACAAAAAGACTTAGGTACAGGAGTTATAGGAGCTGCAATTACTACATTATATACTGTACCTACTGGATATACAACTTCTATTAGATTAATGACTTTCTCTAATAATCAAAGTTCACCAGTTTACATGACAGTATATAAACAAGTTGCAGGTAATAACTACGCTATAAGTCCTGTGAATATGGCTTTGAATGTAAGTCACTTCGCACAAGAGGATGGTATTGTAGCTTTAAATAGCGGTGATTCTATAGTAGCTATAAGCTCTGTAGATGGTGGTGTAGATTATACTATTAATGGTGTAGAGAATTTAATACAGTAATTATGGCTTGGAAAGTATTTGATAGTACAGGAGCTTTACTTATTACAAGTAATAATACTTATATGTCAGGTTATATTACTAGCCTACAAACATCAGGTATTACAGCTTATGCAGGTGGTGGTCAAGCAAGTGCTACACAATTAACTTCTGTGTATAACTTTGTAGATACAGTAGCTAATAATGAAGATTCTGTAAGATTATTACCTAGTATAGTTAATATGATTATGGTAGTACAGAATAGAGGCACTAAAGATTTAAATGTATACCCTTTTACAGGTGAAACATTCTACGGACAGTCTGTTAATCAACCTTGGGTATATCCTTTAGCAACTGGCAATACTGCCTCATTTATTTGTTTAGTACAAGGTACTTGGACTTTAATTCCTTAACTATGAAGAAGTATTTATATATAGTATTATTTGTCTTACTTAGTACTTTAGGGTATTCGCAGAGTTATATTTCTTTAGGTAGAATAGATACTTTATGGGGTACAGGTAGTGTACCTAAAGGAACTAATTTAACCAATAGCTTCTACACATTATACAATGCATGGAAGTTAGGTGGTACTATGAGTGGTCAATTGAAGTATAGTTATGGTACACCAATTAATGGTTACGTAATGACTTCAGATGGTGTAGGTAATGCTACATGGGCACCTATAACTTCTAGTGGTGACTCTGGCGTAACTTCTGGGTATGGTGTAAGAATATCTGTAGCTAAACCTCGTGTAGTAACACTAGATACGACAATTGCAGCGAGTCAATCAAGGTTAACAAAAGCACTTGTACCTTATCAAAAATCAATTAGTCTTACAACAACAGGCGCAAGTGGTGCTGCTACATTAGTTGGTAGTACTCTGAACATTCCTATTTATGTGGATAGTGCTGTTGTTAATGGATATGGATTAAAGAAAAGCACAAGCGGTACTAAAATCACTTTGTATGCAGATACCACAGTTATAGAAAGTCAAACAAGGGCAGGTAAGCAATTTGTACCTTATGTAGGTGCTACAAAAAGCGTTGTACTTGGTAATACACTTGAAGCCGCAGGAGTATTAGGTGACGTTAGTTTATCCACAGGAAGTGCTTCAAATTACAATGGTTCATTGATATTTTACAATGGAAATAATGTCTATACAAATACTATTGTACCAGGTTCTCCATCAGGTAATTTAACACTTACTCTACCTGCAACTCAAGCATCAACAGGTCAAGTATTATACAGTACAGATAATGCAGGTACATTAGGTTGGACAACTGCTTCAAGTGATAGCGGTGCTGCATCAGGCTATGGAATAAGAATAACAGCCTCTAAACCAAGGGTGTTTAAGGCAGATACCACACTATCAACAGGGTTGGTGAGTAAAGGTAGGCTCACAAGTGCTTTATATCCTTATCAAAAGAATATCAGCCTCACAACAACAGGAACGAGCGGTGCTGCGACATTTTCAAGCAACACGCTTAATGTACCTCAATATCAAGCGGCATATACCAACCTTACCTCTATCGGTTCGTTAAGCAACTCAACAGGGTATCTATACAATAATGGTAGTGGTACTTTTTCCTATGGAACACTTGTAGGGGATAGCGGTATAGCAAACTCATGGGGTCTTAAAATAACGGCCGCCAAACCACGTCTCTTTAAAGTCGACACAACAACAGGCAATTCCAATGGTGCAAGGATTGCAACACAATATTGGGTTAAGCAGAATGGTAGTTCAGGCTGGGGGTTAACAGGCAATAGCGGTACAACAGTAGGTACAAACTTCATAGGTACTACGGACAACGTAGGATTGATGTTTAAAACCAACGGTATTAAATCAGGTTCAATTGATTTAACATATTCAAACACTTCTTTTGGTAGCTACGCTTTGTATGGTAACACCACAGGTAGTTATAATACAATGTTTGGTGTAGAAGCTGGCAGGAATGTAACAGGAGGAAGCAATATTGGCATTGGTCGTCAAGCGTTTGATAATGCAGTTGTGACAGGTTCTCATAATATTTGTATAGGTTATCAATCAAACGTAGGTACAAGTAGCTATAATATAGCAATTGGCGATTACTCAACTGCTGGAACAAACAGTTCATCTACTTATAATCTTACGCTCGGTTTTCAAGCTGGAGGGCCAACAACAGGTTCAAACAACACTTGCCTAGGGTCGCAATCGGCATACTATTCAGCAGGCATAACAGGAAGCAACAACACATTTGCCGGTTGCCAGAGTGGATATAATGTAACAGGAGGAGCAAATAATACTGCAGTGGGTGCACAAGCATTGTATACTTCGTCAGCAGGTAATACAGGATTTACAGGTAGTAATAATACCGTTAATGGCTACCAAGGTGGATATAATCTTACCACAGGTTCAAGCAACACCCTCTTAGGCATAACGGCAGGTTCAACACTTACCACAGGAAGCAACAACACAATAGTAGGTGCATCATCGGACGTATCGAGTGGGTCAATAGCCAACTCATCATGCCTTGGTCAAGGTATCACCATAGGAGCATCCAACACCATAGTACTTGGAAACACCTCTGTTACACACGTTGTGATAGGACAAACCACAGGCTCATATTTGCTTGATGTCAAAGGTGGAGATATTGCGTGCGCATCGGTAGGTTACACATTAAGGCTTCACAAGGGGTCAGCAGGGGATATGTTTGGTGATGCAACGTTATCAAGTGGTACGGTAGCCGTAACTATATCGGGTCTCGCTTCCACAGATAGGGCATTTGTTCAGATAACATCAGCATCGGGAACAATAAGTGGTATTTACACCGCAGTATGTACCACAAATACACTAACAATAACCGCCATAAACACAGCAGGAAGTACAGTAACAACAGACAACTCAACTTTAACTTATCACATCATTAGACCTTACTAAAAATGAAAAAACTATTATTATTAGTGCTATTCTTGCCTTTGTTTGCAACAGCACAAGCGCCAATCGCTTCTAAAGTTATTGACACAGACACTACTGGAACAACTCAAAGATTAGACATTTGGGAATTCAAAGTAAGTGCAAAAGATAACGTAATTGTTGTAACCTATGCTATTGATAAAATTGGCCCTAATGGAAAACTAGCAGCATTGGGTAAAGATTGTTTTTACTCACGATATGGCACTAAATACGACACACTTCAATCTTCACAAGTAGGGCAGATGCTTAGAGCCTTATTTCAGCAAGATGCTAGTGTAGTTGATAGCGCAAAGAATGTGCACAGACTTCTTCAAACTCATCCTTAACATGTCTGTACTAGTTATAGCCATTTGTTTAGGTATTGGATCAGTAATAGTTAAAGCCTTAGAATACGATGAATAGAGACTTAAGAGATTTTATAGCTATTATATTTATAGTTATAGTAGTATTTATATTCTTTATATTTACTATGGGTTGTACACCTAAGAAACATATTAGGCATGGACAGCTATCATATCACAGCACAGATAGTGTAGATATTGCTTTTGTAAAACAATCACAATTAGAATTAAACCTTTTAAACCAAATAAAATGAGCTTATTAAAATTTGAGCAAAAGATTAAAGCAGTTATAACTGCAGTAGAACATGAGGTAGTTATCTTAGTAAAAGATGCTGAAGCAATTATACCTTTCTTAGTTAACACAGAATTAGCTATTAAAGGTCAAGACTTACCTAAGACAGGTAATGCAGTAGAAGATGATTTCCTAACTGTAGTTAAACTATTAGCACAAGTACCTGCATTATCAGGTGATGCTAAAGCTATTGCATTAGCCGCAGAAGCAGTTATCAATGTAGCACAATCAATAATCCCTAAAACTAACTAATCATGGAACCATCAGAATTATTCAAAGTAAATAAAAAAGAATGGCTTAAAGGCTTAGGTTTAGCTGTAATAGGTGCAGTTAGTGGATTTGTATTGTCTTGGGAACAAGCACAACACATCCCAACTACTCTAGTAGAGTTTAAACCTGTTTTATTTGCTGTAGTATTTGCAGCAGTACCTTACTTAGCACACACTTGGTTATCTAACTCTAATGCAGATTTGCTAACCGCAGAAGTTAAAAAAGTAGTAGAACCTCTCGTAGATAAAAAATAACTGTATGGTAGTTATACGTAATTTAGTACTAGTAGGCTGTGGTATAAGGGGTATTGCAGAAGCTGGGGCATGGGCTGCCATAGATTCAAAGGGGCTATCATCTAACGTTAAAAGAGTTGGTGGTAGTTCCGCAGGATCTATTGTAGGTAGTTTAATATGCCTAGGTTATACTCCTTTAGAGATTAAAACAATAATAGGTAACACAGACTTCTCTACCTTTGAAGATGGTAGCTGGTGGAATATACCATCTATTATACTAAATTACGGCGTAAACCCTGGTAGTACATTCTTAAACTGGCTTAAGAAATTAGTTAAAGATAAAACAGGTAATGAGTTAACTACCTTCAAAGACTTACAAGATAAAGGCTATAAAGAACTAACTGTATTTGCATCTTGTTTAGATACACAATCTGTAGATCAATTTGATGCACATCTTACACCTAGTATGCCTATCATCTACGCTATAAGAGCCTCTATGGCTATTCCAGGCTTCTTTCAAGCATTTGTAATACCTAACACAGGTAAGACTTATGTAGATGCAGGAGTGTCCTTAAATTACCCTATAGGAGCATTTGATGAAGATGGTCCAAATCCTGAGACCTTAGGAGTACACTTTGGTGACTTAGGGCAGCCACAACCTCTAGATAAAATAGGTAAAGGTAACATTAAAAAGTACTTTATAGCTCTAGTAAATATGTCTTTGAATGCTCAAAATAGTGTATTAGCCAAATCTAAGCAAGATTTACAACGTACTATCCTAGTAGATTCGTTAGGTATATCTGCTACAGATTTTAAAATAACTTCTATAGAAAAAGAATCGCTTTATTTGTCAGGTTATTCTGCAGCAATAAAGTACTTATCTTAAGCCCAAGGAGCCCTTAGCTAGTAGATCTGTCTGTACTACAGATGAACACTAAGGGCAAATTGGTGTTATAATGTGGCTAGTTATTATTATTTTACTTAATTACTAGGAAATATAATGTAAAATCATTAATTTTGTAAAATGAATACTCTTAATCAACTAGCCTATTCAATAATAGAAACTGTAACTCCTAAAGCAGTAATTACAGAACCTATTACACTTGATATTATAAAATATCATATTAAGAATCTTAGAGCGCAATTCATTAAGAATGAGTTGAATAAAAATCGTTCTATAGATAATGAGATAATTCAAGACTTAGGTTGTATCCCATTAGTACAAGCAGATGTATCAGAATGTTGTGATACACCTATAGGTTGTACTTTCTTACGTACAGCCGTACCTATTCCAGGATTTATAGAGCTTTATCACGAGCCTGCTCTTACAAGAGTAGGACCTATCAATAAAACTTCTAGACCTTTCCAGTTAATACCTTACGAAAGAATACCCTTTGAATTCTATAACCAATTTACTCGTAATGAAGTAAAGGCTTATTTAATGAATTCTAAAGGTTATTTGTATTTAGCTATAGCTAATGATAATATATTATCCAAATCTCTTAATAAGATTAATATACAAGGTGTATTAGAGGATCCTAGCGCTGCAGCATCTTTTAACCAATGTGATGGTACAAGTTGCTTTAATGATGATACAACACCTTACCCTATTAAGAATTGGATGGCTAGTGCTATAACTTCTACAGTTATTAAGATGTTTATAGACCCAGAACATAAAGAACCTATTGATACATCAAATGATGGAAGAACAGATTACCACCCAACAACAACAAATAAATAGTAGAAAAGGTAGTAAGAATAGATTTAGTACACAGTACGATGTACATGGTTGTTACAAGTACTATAGATCTAAACTTACTAAAGTAAAGAAATTAGATGGTACAGGTTATACCTATTGTGGATATAATTTAGATAGAGCAAAATATAAAAAAGTAGCAAGAAAACTTAATCAAGGATTAGCAGAATTAATTGCAGATGGATTAGAACTTAAATTACCTTACAGATTAGGATCTATTAGTCCTGTAGCATTTAAACAAAAAGCCTCAATAACACCTGAAGGTAAGATAGATAAGTCTAAGAAAGCATTTGTAGATTATAAGAAGACATTAGAGTTGTGGAAAGCTAATCCTAACCTAAGAGAACAGAAGAAATTAATATATAATACATCAGAGAATACCTGGTTTATTAAGTGGCATAAACGTAGAACTATGATAGTGCATGCAAGGTCTTATCAATTTGTACCTTGTAGAGGTTTAAAGAAATTAGTAGTAGCTAAAATTAAAGAAGGTAAAACATATTACAACGCATAACTCATGGAAGATAAAAAAGAAAGAACATCTATTACTCGTACAGAAGGTAAGAAGACTACAGATATTACAGTAGAAAGAATAGACAATGGTTACTTAGTAACTACTTGTGTTACAGACTATTCAGGCGATAAATACGAATCAAATACTTCAAAGGTATTCTCTAAAACTAATCCGTTAGAGGAAGAAGAGGAAGAAGCAGAGGAAGAAAAAACTAAGAAATTAGCTAAAGGAATGAATGGTTTATTGGATAGCTTAGCAGGATTTGAAGGTAATTTAAACGTTTAATACTTAGTATATGGCCTTAAATGGTAAATATGTATCTTGCTTCGAGGTGATTCGTAATGTTTTCAGGGATACAGGTACAACAGATCTTAACTGGCAAGATGCCGTAGAATGGTGTTTTGAAAGTATAGAGTTAATCGGTATACCTCAAACATACAGAGATGAAGTAGCTATAATATGTGTTAATGATTACAGAGGTGATTTACCTTGTGATCTACGTTATGTTACACAAGTAGCAGGGTACACTAAAGGAGGATTACTATTTCCTATGAGGCATACCAATGATTCATTACATCCAGTATTTGAATGTAAGTTAGGACCACATCAAACTATAGCACCTTTAACACCTGCAACAGATATAGATAATTCACCTTACGGTAATTCTACATTTGCTGTAGATTCACAATACTATGATACAAATACACCTATAGGTCAAGATGCGAATGGTAATCCAACATTCAACTTTATGAATGATGAGAATGTTACTTTGTCTAAGTATCTTGCAGGTACAGCTAGTGTTACAAGCTCTTTAACAGACGCTACATACAGGATAAACGATAACTATATCTTTACTTCATTTAGAGATGGTTATGGTGTTATAATGGCCTATAAAGCTTTTCCAATTGATGAAAAAGGCTTTCCTATGATTCCAGATGATACTAAGTTTAAGATGGCTGTTAAATGCTATATTACAATGAAGTTAGATTACATTGCCTGGAGGAGAAATCTAGTACCTAAAGATGTTTATGAACATTCAGAAAGAGAGTGGGCTTGGTATTGTGGTGCAGCTACTACTAAAGGTAGAATACCTACGTATGACCAAATGCAAAGTATAGCTCAAAATATCCTAAGACTTATACCTAAGATTAATTTACACGATAATTTCTACGCTACTTTAGGTTCTAAAGAACGATTGTTGTTTGGTAGGAAATACTAGAAATTAATTGATAATCAAGCATTTACATGCCACAATCAAGAAACATATTTAGATGCTTAAATAAAGATTTAGCTAAAACTAAGTTACAAGCATATCAATCTACAGCAAAATCTGTAACATCTTACGGTGAGTATTATGACGATGCTTTAGATATTAGATTAGTTACAGACAGTGGTACTTCAACAGGTACAGTAGCTAATATTAGAGGTAATAGCTATGCATTCACTATACCTAATACAGGTAGTGTTTGGCAAATAACTAATTTTCCTACAACTGGATACTCTAGTATAGCTGTAGCTATAAATACTTTTAAAGCTTCTACACCTTGGATAGTTCCTGTTATAGGTAATATCTATGATAGTTTAGCTGTATATCTAAATACTAATTATACCTCATTAGGTATTGTAGCTTATAGCAATCAAGTATCTGTTACTTTATACTCTAGTACACTTATTGATATAACTACTTTATTCCTATCTTCTACTGTAGGCCCAGCAGGTATTACGTTAGGTTCTACAAATAAAATAATAGCAGCACAAACTAATTTAGTGCCTATAGGGTATACTGTATTACGTGATACTATTATATTACTTACTACAAGCAGTTTAGTTAATATTCACACAGGTGTAAACCCTTCACAAATCTGGACTGTAACTTACGATAAAGCATTACTACAAAATATAAATCAACCTACAAATGTACCAGGTACACCAAATGGTATATTTACTTTAACTCTTAAGTACAACAACTTATTAGACTTTAGTACAGCATCTCCTGTAGCACCTAATGCTATAGTAGCTAATTATGAAGAGCCTACAATACAAAAGATATATTGGTGTGACTTTTACTACGACATAAGATCCTTTAATATAGCAGATCCTAATGGGTTTTTTATAGATCCTAGTCTATTCTCTATAGTATCTAAAACTACATTAGATATTCCTGTAATTACAGGTATAACATCTGGTGGACAATTACCGTGTGGTATATATTACTATACATATCAACTTAACAAGTTAGAAGGTACATCTACACCTTGGGCACCTTTTAGTCCAGGTATTGAGATCGTTGCAGATACAACTATAGACGTTAACTACCCTACACAAACTGGTACTTTAGTAACTACTATAACTACTAAAACAATAAATGGTTATATTTCAAATATAGACACATCTTACGATACAATAAATATAGCCTACGCGAGAAAACAATCGTTAGAAGCTACGGCAGATAATACTGCAATGTTTCTAACTGATATACCTATTAATAAAACATCAGGTACTTATACATTTAGTCATAGCGGAACTTCTTCAACTAATAAAGAAGTTCCTATTACTTTAACAGAAATAGTTACTCCTACAGCCACTATAAGACAAGCTAAAACACTTGTATCTAAAGATAATATGTTATTATTAGGTAATGTAAAAGCTTCTAATAGAACAGTTATAAATAGTGTTTTTAGGCCTATAGCTTTACGTTATAACTATAATAAGCAAACATATTCAAATGTAGATAATATAAACCCTAACCAAACAGCTAATGCTGGTAGTTACTTATATCAATCAGATGGTGTAACCTTAGGTGGAGGTGATCCTACATTTACTACATGCGATGTAGCGTATACATTTAGCATGACTAAAATACCTTTTGACTTCCCCGGAGCTAAAGGCTTAACAGGACCTCCATACGTACAGAGAGGTGCTTCAGCTACTAATTGGGAAGGTTTCTCATTAGGTACTACATCAGATACTTTTAAGTCTAAAACTGTAACAGGTACTCAATTAACTTACGATGGTAGAACTTACGTAGCTTCAGACTCTAATGTGCATGTAATAGATTCTGGGTCACCTTATCTATCAACCACTTTAAGAGGTTTCCAAAGAGATGAGACATATAGATTTGGTATACAATTCTTTGACAAATCAGGATATGCTTACTTCGTACAATGGATTGGTGATATAAAGATGCCTAGTATTTACATGCCTGTAGGTAATACAAGTAATTTAACTTGTGCCTTCCCTTTATCGCAATATGATCCAAATGCAACTACATACTCATTAAACTCTTTAAACATAAACTTTAAAATAAACGTAACCTCTAAACTGTTACCTTACGTATCAGGATATTCTATAGTACGCGTTAAAAGATCTCAACAAGATAAAACTGTACTAGCTGTAGGCCTTTTAGAACCTGCAGAGACGTTTATTGATGATATGAGTGTATCAGGTAATTCTGTAGCTAGACCTTACCTACAAAGCTTTAAAAGTATTAATTATAGTATACCTAAAGCTACGCATATGGCTGTAGCTTCTTTAATTTCACCTGAAACTACTTATGGAGTATTTGACGGTATTAATTGGGCTCAAAATGATTATATTAAAGTAATAGATTGCTTACAAGATGTAAATTATGTAAGTTCAGATTTACCAAAAGGTGGAGACATAAGAGGTTATAATACCGGCGCTTTCTTTGGACAGCCTACATATGGTGCTACAGGAGGCGGCCAGAATATAAAACCTTATGGATATATAGCTAAATACTATAATACAGTATTTGCTAATGGAGCTGGCACAGCGTCACATTTAAATACTTGTATAACTGTAAATAACACAAGTAAAATAAGTTCTTTTTTTGATAATCCAAATACAGGTGGTTGGGATTTAAACTCTTCAGGAATTAATCCTATACCTAACCTACAAACAGCTTATAATACAAATGGGTTAGGTTCATACAGCCAAAGATACGCTATACAAGGTGGTCCTGTACAAGGTTTACGATTAGCCAACAATTCTGTAGGTAAAGATAAAGTTTCTTACGTAGATTCTTTAAACAATAGATTCTACTCATACGATAACTTTGTAGTAAGTACTAATTACTTTACACTTTTAGGTGTAAACGAATTATCAGCTAGACCTTTAATATCCTATAATAGACAAGTCACTAATCAATATGGTGGTAATACAAATCAAGCTAAATCTAATAATACCTACATATCTTGTAACCAGTACCAACCTGTTACTTCAGTAGGTGTATATAATAATACGATATTTAGTGGTGATACATATGTTAATTTAGTAGATGAAAATACTAAGCGTAAAGCATTAAGAGGCGGTACAGATACACAACCATACGTGCAAAGTTTAAGTAATCCAGGTGGAAGTAGTTTTTCTATATCTTATTTTTACGTAACAGAAACTTGTATAAACACAAATTTACGTCAAAAGAATGGTTCTTTTAATTCAAGTCTTAATGTAACAGGCGTAAACAATCAGTTTTTCTGGGTAGATGGTAGTGGTAATTATCAAATAACTACCCCAAATAAAGACTTTTTTTCTGGATACTTAAACTACACAGAAAACTTTAACTACAATACAAGCTTCTTAAACGAGAATGACTTAGTTTCTTACATACCTACACCTATACCTTTTGTAGAAGTGGATACATTTGATTCTCGTATAGCTAATTCAGAAGTTAAGATAAATGGTGAATTAACAGATAGTTGGAGTATATTTAAACCTAATGCATATCATGATGTAGATAGTATCTATGGACCGATAAACAACCTATCTGTATCTTCTAATAGACTATTCTTCTGGCAAGATAGCGCATTTGGTTACCAACCTGTTAACCGTAAAGTATTACAACCTGATGGTTCAAATACAGAGCTTGTATTAGGTACAGGTAGTACGTTAGATAAGCATGAGTATATCTCAACTAAACATGGATCTAAACATCAATGGAGTATATTAACTACAGATAAAGGGTTCTATTGGTATGATGTACTATCTAATAAGCAAATAAGATATACTGGTGAAGGTGTAGTACCTCTATCAGATACTAAAGGAATGCACTCATTTTTTGATAAAAACATAAAATACGATATACTTAAAACAGATAACCCTTTAAATGGAACTGGGATTTCCTGCTACTATGACTACAAGTACAATGAAGCTATACACACATACCTGGATGGTACTAATGGGATTAAAAAAACACTTGCATATAGTGATCATGTTGATGGATACACTACTTTTTATAGTGCAACTCCTAGCCTCTACGTGACAGATAAGTATATTGCTTTGTCATCAGATCCTAGTAATCCAAGTAACTTCTACGTACATGATTATGGTAACTATGGGCAGTTCTACAACCAAAGTACTTATACTGCAGCGTATATTAAGTTCTTAGTAGGCGAGTCAGCAGAAACTACTAAAACATTTAACAATTTAATACTACAAACTGAAGTAAGTATAACAGGTGTAGATACTTCTTACGCACCTAACTTCTTACAAGAATCAGTTACTGCTGTAAGGTATTCTACTGATTATCAGAATACTGGAGCTCCTACACCATTAGTTGTAGGCACTAATTTAAGACGTAAGTTTAGAAGTTGGTATTTAGAGGTAGGTAGAGATGTAACTACTCAACCTGAAGGCGTTAGTCCGGCTTTACAGGCTAGGTTAAGGGATAAATATATGTATGTAGAACTGTGGTTCCAAAACAACTCAAATAAGAAGTTTGTACTACATGATGTATATACAGGATACACTCCTGCGCCGTATTAAGAATTTGCAAGTAATATAACATATAAAGTTATTACTTTCATAAAAGATTATTTGGAATAACGAAGATTATTTATTATATTTGTGAAATATTATTATGGCTAAAAAATCCACCTCTCGTCCTACTAAACGCAATCAGGCAGCCCGTAAAACCCCTCCTTTAAGCCCTGATTTAGCATACGCAAATGACCCTACCCAGTTTAGGAGAGGTGGATTCATGCCTATGTTTTTAGATGGGGGTACATGGGGGGATATAGAAGCTGGTACATTAGGTGCAGTTGGAGGTATAGCGAGTGGATTTGTACCAGGTGTAGGTAATGCAATACAAAAGTTTGCAGGACCTATGACTAATCAGCAGAAGTCTATATATGGTTATGGTCAAGCTGCTGGTGCAGTAGGAGATATGGCATTTGGTGTAGTTACACCGGGTACTATAGGATCTGCAACACAAGGTGTAGGTCAAGGTGTAATGTCTGGTATGCAACCTAATACACCTGTTACAATGCGTAATGGAGGTATGACTCATTATAATGAACATCAGGATCTACAGAATAACGCTAAACTATACTTTCAAGATGGAGGTATTCAAGGTGCTTATTGGGGAGGTTATAATGATTACCAACCTAATAAAGTAGGTAAACTTAACTATCCTGATGGTGTGCTGTATGATAAATCTACTGAGAAATATAAAGATGGTGGTATACATATAAAATCTTCACATAAAGGTAGATTTACAGATTATAAAAAACGTACAGGTAAAACTACAGAAGAAGCTTTACATTCTAAAGATTCTCATGTACGTAAGATGGCGCAATTCGCAAAGAATGCAAAATCATGGAAACATGAGAATGGTGGGTTAATTTACGAAGAAGGTGGTGAGCATTTAGGCCCTATGAGTTTAGATACTTCTAAAGGAGCTATGAGTACATTTTCTAATGGAGGTATGTTAAATACTTGGGGAGATAATAGATATATGCAGTTAAATACTCCTATAATCTATTCAGATGGGGGAGATGTACCTACAAATTATTTTAACACAGACAAAAAAGCTTATGTAGATAGCGTATTAAATGCTAACCAGAATTTAGATTGGGTTAAACGTTTATATGAAAAAAATGCACCATCTATTAAAGTTAAAGGCCAACCTGAAAGATCAACTCATTTAATGGGTGATAATGGTGAAGGGTATGTATTTCCTTACATAGTACGAGAGAATGGTCAATTAAAGCCATTTAAGACAGAGTATGAAGCAATGGATTATGCTAAAAAGACAGGTACAGGTATTCAACTACAAGGAGGTAAACAAGGTGATTGGTTTGCTGCAAATGGATATAAAACAGGTACTAATGTAAACAATAGTATAGATCCTTCAGGACATCCATACAACAATCCTAACTATGTAGTACCACAATACGCAAACGGTGGTTACCACCAATCTTCAGCAAATAACACTATAAATCCTAACACAGGTTATGGTATAGAGCCTAAAACAAAATATACTTTACCAGATGATGCAAATAATTCATACGGTGAACCTATTTATACTACAAGTGATACAACAAAATATAATGTAGGAGTTAATCCTTCTACAGGATTAAAATATAAAGATAGAGGTAAGATGTGGAGTGCTTATAAGTTTGGAGGAGAGACTCCAGTTATGAGTACTAGTGGGCAGATGTTTGAATTAGGAGGTACACAACGTCTTACACAAGACCAACCAGGAGCTAACGCTCAATTAGAAAAGAATGAAGTAATGCAATATCCTAATGGAGGTACAGATCAAGTAAATGCACCTTCACATGCACAAGGAGGTATAGACTTAAACTTACCTTCAGGTACTAGGATATTTAGTGATCATTTAAAAGACCCAAATACTAAACAAACATTTGCAAAAGTAGCTGAGAAATTTAAAAATAATAAGTGGGATAAGATATTAGACTCTAAAGAATCAGATGATCTACAAAAGAAAACAGCTAGTTTAATGCGTAAAAATAATGAACAAGCTTTAGACCAGTTATTTGAAACACAAGAAGCTATGAAAGCTCAAAAGAATGCTAAAGACCAATTTAAACTAGGCGGTACATACTTCAAAGAAGGTAGTATAGGAAGTGTTAATCCTTACTTAGGTAAGTATAAGAAAGGTGGTCAATTGCCTATGTTCTGGGATGGTGGGCAAAACACTATGGTAGATCAGACAGATGATGATAGATTTGCTTATGCTAATGCAATACAAAACCCTACAATATTACAAGGACATTACGGAGATACAGGTTATAATCAACCAACACCTGATGATATAGCAAATCAAAACTTCTACAAAGGTGTAATGTCTCAAAATTCTGCAAGTCCTAATACTAATACACCTCCTACACAGCAACCTAATATATGGGGTAAGTATGCCTCTCAAGGTTTAGGTCAAGCCGCAACCTTTTTAGGAAGTAATGTAGGTAATTTAGCTTACTTGAATGATCAAGGTAAGAACTATGATAGAGTAAACTACGGTCAAGTTAATCCTGTATTACCTGAATATAATAGAGCTAGACAAGATGTAAGAGATCAAGGTGCTGCAACTTCATATTATTTAAAGCATAACTCTAATGGTAATGCTGGAGCTTATATGAGTGGTGTGCAAGGTGTTCAAGGTAATACAAATAAAGCTTTAGCTAGTATTGATGAAAATTCAGCAAATAATATATCAAATATTAAAAATCAATTTGCACAATACAATAAAGGATTAGATATACAAAGTATGCAGCAAGAAGCTGGTAATAAAGGTCAAGCTCTTACACAGTATTATGATAAGCTTAACGCTATAGGACAAAATACTATGGGTCAAGCTAGAAATTATACTCAAAATGCTAACCAAAATCTAATGCTTAAAACTATAGCTGGTATGTACCCAGATTTTGACTATAATGAACAAACAGGTGATTGGGTACATAGGTATACTGGTAAAAAATTAGATTTAACACAACCTAAATAGTATGGCAGTTAATAGTTTTACAAGACCAGGATCTCAACAATACGTAGATCAATTTGTACCATTAGATCTTAATATGATTGCTCATGCAGGAGCTGTTAAACAACAACTTCATGATAATGAAGAAGCTTCGTATAATGAGTTAATGGGTAAACAATTTAATAGCTTATCTAAAGATAAAGAATTAGCTGAACAAGCTAAAGCTGATTATCATAAAAAATTAGAAGCCTTTGGAGATCCTAATGTAGATTTGACAGACCCTAATGTAAGAAGACAATTTCATAAAACTAAACAAGAAATATTAGATAGCTTTGGGCAAAATGGTACTATAGGTAAATTGCAAGGTAACTATGATGCGGCTATGTCTTATAAGAAAGAGCTAGATTCTCTATATGATAAGCAAGTTATATCCTCAGAAAAAAGAGATAAGTTATTTGCAGCTAGTTTAGAAGATTACCAAGGTGCAGATAAAGGTGGGTTTAATGGTATAGCAGCGGCTAAAGATGTTAACTTAGCAGAATTAGCTGCTAAAGGTATGGAGAAAATTAAAGCTGAGAAAAATCTTCAGTCTAAAATTACTCCTAGTGGTGATTATATCTATGTGTCTAAAGATGGTACAGAAACCTTAACAGAAGATAGACTTAGAGAGATGGGTTTACAATATGTATTATCTGATCCCGCAGCTATGTCTTACGTTAAACAAGATGCAGATTTAGCTACTAGAGGTTACCAAGAAATGGGTGTAGATGCTAATGGATTTGCAATACAAAGAAAACCTAAAGATCTAGTTAGAAATGAGTATATACAAAACTTACTCCATAATACAGTACATAATGTAGCCAATGCTATGGCTTACAAAAATGTAGACCATGAAATAACTGATCTACAAGAGTCTGAAGAAGCTAAGTTAATGGCTAAACATAAGGCAGATGCTTTACAAATACCTTTCACAGTACCAGTACAAGCCGCTGTAGCAGGTAGTGAGTTTAAAACTCCTACAGATATAGCAAATAAAGTACAAGCTTCTAAAGAAGCAAATCAAAGTGTATATCAAAAAGCATTAGAGTTTAAAGATCCTCAAGGTAAAAAACTATTTACTGATGGTCAATTATTGATGCTTAAAGCTATGTCAGATGGGTTAACTGATTACAAGTTATCTCAATTTTATGCTACAGGCGCTCAAGCTGATGCATTATCTCAATACTTAATGGAGATACATCAGAATAATAAAGTAGCTAAAGATACCCAAGCTTATGATGATAAGATAAAACGTGCTGCAGGGTTAGAAGGCTACCAAATTCCACAAGCCTTAGTTAAAGAAGCAGACAACGTTGTAATAAACTATATCGGAGCTAGTGAATACCTAAAATTTGCACAAGACATATTAATTAATTCTGGTAAACAAGCGTCTTTAGATGATGCGTATAAATATGCCTTAGCCAATGTTAAAGATATGCACAAAAATATGACTCTTGGCCTTTCACCATATAATCAAGAAAGTGAAATACAAGTTATAGAGGCTGATTATAAAAAGCTAAAGGAACAAAAAGCTCTTTATTTAAAAGGTAAAGACCCGAACTATAAAAAGTACATGGGTGCGTTAGAAGAAAACGCTAAAACTAAAACACAAACTTTAGGTGTCACTACTTTTGAAGATAAAAATGTAGCTAAAGGTCTTGCAGATATAATGTCTACACATTTAAATACAAATGGGGCATTAGGAGCTAATTATTTAGCTACAGGTAAACCATTAGAATCAGATGAAGATTATAGTAAAATAAAAGCTGTATCACCTGAAAACTTAGGATACTCTTATGTTAATGGTGAGTTGAGAATTATACTACGCGCTGAAGGAGAGAAATCTAAAGGTGAAAAAGCTTCATTAGGTGATTATATAAGTGTTAAAGCTCCTGAAGGAGTAGAATCTTATCTATTACTACACGGTGAAGTACCTGTACAACAATATTTAGCTAATAAAGAAATCTCTAAAGCAGAAGCTAATCCTAACGGTACAAGTGTACTTCAATTAACACCAGATGGGCAAAATCCATTAACTATTACCAGAATTCCAGAAAGTAATGTAGCGAATGCTCCAGGTAACTCTGATAGATATGCATTAACTTTAAATGGAGCTACTAACTACTACAACACTAGAGCAGATGCTATCGCAGCTATGTCTAAGTTGAATACACATAAATAATATTTAATTTATGCCTAAAATTACCCTACCTTCTCAAGAAGATTCAACTAGTAATACCCCTAAAAATACAACACCATCTACTGGAATTAAGCTTAGTTTACCTACACAAGAAGAGGTACAAGGTGATGCTGCAGGAGCCTTTGGTAAAGGTACTACTTCTAGTGTAAATCCAAATGACTACCATTTCCAATTAAAGAATGATATAAATAATGATTACTTAAGAGAGGATAGACAATCTGCACTAGACCAATTAGGTAATGCAGGAGCTAACCTAATAGGTAAAACTGCTGCATATCTAGGACAAACTGCAGGCTTTTTAGGTGGCGCTTTAACTGTACCTTTTGAAGGTATATCAGGTATGACTGATAACTGGGCAGTTAAAGCTTCAGATGAATTAAAAGATTATGTATCTAAAGAATTTCCTATATATAAGAGTAGAGGTTATGATGAAGCTAGTATGTTTGGTAAACTAGCGCATACTGGTTGGTGGTTAGATGATGGTATAGATAGGCTTGCTTTAACTGTAGCTACTTTAGCTCCAGGTATGTTGGCTGAAAGAGGTATTAGTTTAGCAGGTGGTTTAGCTAAAGTTTTAGAAGCTAGAGGTGCTACATCTTTAGCTGACGGTATGAAAGTTATGGCTGCTGCAGGTAAAATGGGTACTTTAGATGCAGCTGTCGATAAAGCTGCAATAAGTTGGGCTAAGAATCTTACAAGAGGTGAGATGATCGCTCAAGGTGTAATTACACAACCAGCGTTATCTGGTAGAGAATCTCAAGTAGCTGTAAAAAACTATTTAAAAGAGCATCAGTCAGAGAATGGTTTATCTGATGAAGAAATAGAGACAAAGTCTGCAGAAGCTGCTGTGGCTACGTTTAAAGCGAATATACCACTTACTTTGCTTAATATGGTTGTAGAGTTTCCACAGCTGTATAGGTCATTTAAAGGCACCTCTAAACTATTAGAAGATGCCTTTGAAACAACTGCGGGTAAAGTAGGTAAAAAAGCATTACCAGAAGAAGCTTCTCTACTTAGCAAAGTAGGTACTACTATAGGTAAAGCAGCTTTAACAGGGTTAGAACATGGTCAGAATGAAAGATATCAAGTAGCTATAGGTAATTACTTTGAAAAACTTTATGAAGGTAAAAGTGATGAAGAAAACCTACCTTCTACAATACAATCTATTACTAAAGATTGGTGGTCTAGTGATGATAAAAACATGGGGGCTAATACAGTATTAGGTACTGTACAAGGTGTTATAACCTCTTTAGCTGGTGTAGCTATGCATCAATATAGATTAGCTAACGGTGAAAAAACTACTAGAGAGCAAATACAAGACTTACATAGTTTATACGATAGTCATTTACATTTATTACAAGGTTTAACTGATGGGTTCTTAGCTAAAAATCCTGATGGATCTACAAAAGTAGATGGTGTAAAACCTAGAATAGATGGTGTAAAAGCCGCGATTAGTGCATCAAAAGAAAGCCAAGTTAAGTTAAATCAAATGCTTAATGAAGCAGGGCAAACTTTAGAAGGCCCTTCTGGGCAAATGTTAGTTGACCTATCTAACCATAATACTATAGAATCTTTAGCTTATGAATGGTTAAATAAACCAGGAGGAGCTAAAGCTTTAACTGATATGATTAAAGCTCAACATGAGCAATTACTTAGTACAGAAGGTACAGAGAAAGAAGTTTTAGATAAAACTACAGGAAAAAAGATTACAGTAGAACAGCATTTAAATAATATGCTAGAAACTGTAAAAAGATTAGAGCGTATTAATACTAGAATTCAGAACGCTAATATAAAAGTAAATACTGATAAATTATCAGACGAAGAGAAAGCTCAAGTAGGTAATTCTATAGCACAAACTAAAGCTGTGTTATTTGGATTAGGTTCTAAAATGACTTTTTGGCAAACCCAATCTGAGAAATTATCTAAAGCTTTAAGTGAAGCAGAAAGTTCAGAGTTACCTGCAGATAAAGATACTATAGATAAATTAAAGAAGTTATACGAATCTTCTCAAGAAGAGTTAAAACTAGTAAAAGATTCTTATACTAAAGTACTAAACCCTGAAAATATTATTTCTGCGGTAAAGCAAGTAACTAAGAGGGTTAAAGAACTAACCCCTACTTATACTAAGTTAAAAGATATAGAGGATAAACAAAAATCTTTAGAAGAACAAAAAGCTAAAGATGCGCAAACTATAGAGGATAAATATTCTAAAGACACTACGTTAAATCCTGAGGCAAAAGCTGAAGAATTAAAACAGATAGAGGATAAGCATGCAGAAGCGTTAAAAGAATTAGAAAAGCAGAAAAAAACTATAGTAAAAGAAGCTACCAAAAAAGCTGAAAAATCTAAAGAGGAATCTACTAAAGCTCCTAAAATAGAAGTATCAGATAGCACAAATGATAATCCTGCGGACTTATATAAGAATCATAGCTTAGAATTAATAGATTCTGATGAAGAATTATTCACTGGAGAATATGACCCAGAAAAACCTTCAACTATACTATCTACTCGTAGAAAAAGAAATGAGTTCACTACTGCATCTGGATTAGATGATGGTCAATCAGTATCTAGAAATAGATTCTTCAGAACTGTAGAAAGTTTATCTTCGCCTACAGAGAATAATAAACTACTTGTTGTACATGAGAGTTCTGAAGATACATTAGTTAAAAAATTAATGGCTGAAATACTAGCTGATTATACTCCTGAAGAGTTAGCAGCTAAACAAAAGGCAGATAAAGAGAAGCCTGATGTTAAAGGTATTTGGCTAGTTATAACTGATAAAGAAGGTACACCTATTAAAGGTGCTGCAGATGGTAAAATAGTTTGGTCTACAATACCTTCTGTTGAGAATGTAGGTAGCATAAATGGAAGTATCGTAATGAGCGATTCAAAAAGACTTCCTAGAAAAGAGGCTTATGTTAAGTTTAAAAGAGCGTGTACTGCAGAGAAAGGTAAATACTACCTACCTATAGTTAAACGTTCTGCAGGTATACCAAATGATGGAGAAGCGGTAGAAGGTAAAATACCTAGGTTTAGTGTTATAGGTAGTTTAGTTAAGAGCTTTAATCAATTATTCTATCCTAATAGGTTTAACTTAGTACTACCTGCTACAGGTGTTAATGGCTTAGCGCGTATTACAGATGATGTATTTGGTAAAGTAGGTACGCTATATGCAGTTATAAAGAATGAAAAAGTAATGCCTTTACAAGCACGTTTTGTTAATTCTGCTGAAGCTGCATTTATAGCTAAACGTTTAGTGAGTGCATTGCAGTCACCAAATGGTCTTACAGAAGCAGATAAAGAAGATATAGAGAAGTTTATAATGCTTGGTACTAATAAGAAAGGGTATAAAGCACATACTATATCTTACTTAGAAGATTCTATAGTACTAGGTACTGATGTAGGTAATGTTATTCATAAGAGTGATGTTACAGAAGAAAGTAGAGAAGAGTTAGAGTCTCGTATAAGCCAATGGTTACAAGAGAATAAATTAGTTAGTGCTAAAAGTAAGCACATGAACTCTCAAGCTTTTGTAAACCCTATTACGGGTAAATCTACTACATATACTGAATTCTTAGTAGCAGGTGAAAGTCCTTTATTCACTACTAAAGTAATGCCTAATGATGCAGGAGAGCCTTCTGTAGTACAACAATACTTACATTTTGCCCCAGAACCACCTTATGAAAAATTAGATACAGAGACATTTAGCGCTAAACAAGCTTTAGCTAAAAGTGCAAGTAATAGTAAAACAGCTTTAGTTGAAGATGTTTCTGAAGTTGAAGCTTTAGCTGAAGATGGTGTGCATGTAATAAGACATGGTGACGTAGATTTTAACAACCAAGGATTAGCTAGAGGTACTACAAATTTGACACCTACCATCAATGAAGAAGGTAGAAAAGATGCTGAGAAATTACATAAGCAATTCGCTAAAGTATTAACTACTCCGGCGAGTGTATTTTGTTCATATCTTAGTAGAGCTAAAGATACATTAAAGATTATATTTCCTAATTTAGATGTAGAAAGTACTACTAAAAAAGCAGACTTCTCTACATGGGATATAGGTAAGTTAGAAGGTACAGATAGTAAAGCTCTTAAAAAATTACAAGAAGAAGTAGTACGCGACCCTTCAAGATGGGATGAAAGAATAGGTGAAACAGGTGAATCTTTTAATACCTTTAAAAATCGTATTATAAAATCATTTAAAATAGCTATACAAGCTCCAGGAGCTGTAGTAATACAAACACACTCACAAGTACAAAACCTCATTAAAGCGTCTAATTTAAAGAATTTTAATTTAGATATAGAACAATTCTTACAACCTACAGAAAATACTGGAAGTTTTGATTCTTATAGAAAAAGCGCGTTAGCTTATAATCCTGAAGTAGCAGAGTCTACAAAAGATACAACTCCATCAGCACTACCTGCTGAAGTAGAATCTGTAATAGATAACTTTGACCCAAAGACTATTAGTGCAGATGCTAAACAATTTGGCACTAAACCCTCAGATGTTAAACAAGCATTTGCTGTACTAAAAGATAAACTTAAAGCCTTAGTAAAAAATCCTAGTAGAAAACAAGCTACTTTAGATAGTATATCTACTATGTTTGAGGATTTTGCAGAATTTGATGCATTTCCTATAGCTAGTAAAGAGGTTATTTTATCTTATGTTAGAAACTTTGGTAAAGTAGTTGAAAAACCTTCTGTAAAAGAAGAGGTTAAACCAACTGAACCTACTAAAAAAGAAGTAATAAAAGAGGTTAAAGAAGGTAATACACCAGCTACTATAGCTATAGCCCCTGAGTTAAGTAGTGATAGTATGGCTGATGAAGCTCCTAAAGTAGAAGCTAAACCTAAAGCCCCTTTAAGCCCTGAAGAAAAAGCTAAACTTTTAGCTAGTGCATTTAAAGCAAGTCTTGAAGATGCAGCATTAGAAGATGATGAAGATTTAAATAGGCGAGCTAAAGACGTTGTAGATGCGTCTCTAATCACTCAGGAAGAGCGCGATTGGTTTGAAGCTAATATGCCTTCAGATATACCTGTAGAGCTCGTAAAAGGCTTAATTGACAGTCAGTCATTTGGTAGATTTTTAGCTTCTGGTAAGATACTATTATCTGATATAGCAGCTAGAGGTACTTTGTACCATGAAGCATTCCATGCTGTAACTCAGATGTACTTAAAACCTGAAGAACGTAATAGATTATATGCAGAAGCTAAGAAGTTAAATAAAACCTTAATTACAAGTAAAGATGCTGAAGAATTCTTAGCTGAAGAATTTGCTCAATATAAATTAGATAGAAAACCTATTCCAGGAGCTCCTAATCGTAGTATATTATTTAAGAAATTATATGATATAATAGAAAAGATTAGACAAATATTAAACTTACCACCAAGAACTATTGAAGATTTATACAAACGTTTAGATAAAGGTTATTATAAATCTGCAAGAGTACAAAGTCAAACAGAGTTTAAAACCTTAGATCGTATAGGTAGACTATCTGTTAGAAAGACTAAAGACTTGTTAGACTACATGACAGGTGCTTTTTTACATACTTTATTCCAAAATGACTTATCTATTGAGGATATTCCTACTAAACAAAGCGCTTTAATAAACAACCTTAAGAAAAGAATCCAGAAACAGTACGACAAATGGTTTGAGTTATATCAGCAAGATCCTACAGATGCAGATTGGGCAGATAAAGTAGGTACATTTAAGTACGTATTAGACAACTGGGATTTAGTTACTAAAGAATGGTTGAAGAAAGTTAACATGCTTGACTTTAGTAAAACTATTAAAGATGAATATACTAAAGAAGAAAAGGCAGAAGCTTCTACAGAAGAATTAGACTTAGAAGCAGAAGATAATGTTACTAGAGATGAAGCTTTAAACTATGGTATAGAAGCTAATGAAGTGAGTGCATTTAGCACTACAAGTTTAAGTACTAAACTACTTATTCAATCTATGCTAGATATGAATGAAGATGGCACTTTAAAACTTAACTCTTTAGGATTACCTTATATAGTTAACTTCAAACAGACATATAATTACCTACTTAACAACTTAGCAGGATTAACTACACCTGAACAAATACTTGAAGGTCTAGCTAATATAGCTAAAGAACGTCCTGTATATCAACAATTAGCAGATAAATTAGGTACAATTAAGAATGCTTCTTACCAACAATTACAACAAATACTTCAATTTAGACAAGATTTTGCTAAGAATAAGTTTAGCTCTTATGCAACTCGTATAGAAAAGCCAGGTAAGATCTACTCAATCAATCTTACACAGCAAACAGCGGCTAATATAATTAAAGATAATTGGAAAGCTCAAGCTAAATATTTATCTACGTTAGATGAAAATGGTAAATTTAAACTAGACCAAAGTACTTTAGATGCTATAGCAAACCATAGCCTTAATACAGCTGAGTTATTAGATAAAATAGGTATATCTTTATCTCCAGAAGCTTTAGATGAATTAAAAGAAGACTACTCATTGTATTCTAATGCATTAGGTGGTATAGAACAAGCTCTCCTACAAAATGGCGGTGACATAGTTTCATTATATGGTGAAACCTCAGATAATAAAACAGATATAAATAAGTTTATCTCTTTAGCTTTAAGGCATACAAAAGATGTGACAGACCTTTCTTTCTTATCAGCTACTAAGAAATCTGTATATCCAATAGGTTATCATAACGGATTATCTATCATAACATCTGCAATTAATACAGCTAAGACATTTGATGAGTTGTGCGTTAAGTTACCACACTTAAAATCTGTTACAGCTGAGAATAGTTACTGGTTATCTTCAATATTTAACAAAGATGAGTCAGGTAAATTAACTACTAAGAAAGAAGGTTATACTATCAAGTTAGATATTAAAGATGGTATGATCTCTGGTACAGATGTTAATAAGTTAGAACTTCCTACAAAAGAGTTATCACAAGGTGATAAGTATGTACAAGAAATAAATGATATCTTATTACACGGTAGAAGTGCTTATTTAAGAGCTTCAGATAAGTCTACAGAGCATGCATTTACAGTAGTAGATAATAAAGGTAATACAGTTACTACTATATCTCCACAGTCTATAGATAGTGAT